ATACATAAGGGGGGTAGTCTTTGCGACCCCTCCCCCCCTATGTAAAGCCATACCTCCTAAGCAGAAGTTTCCTCGATCATCTGAGCTTCCTCTGGTTTCTCAGATCCAACTCCCGCTTTACTCGACACCTTCTTGTAGATACCGAGTACGTTCATCTCCACAATCTCATCGATTGCTCTCTCAATTGCAAGTTGCTGATCGGTCTCAGACAATTCATCTGAAGTTACAACTACTCTACCCAGGTAGGCGGTGGTGTGGTACCCAGCACGCTCATCAAAAGCATACCAGGCATCCCAATCAACGAAAGGATCGTGGGGGTTGTCATCTGTTGTGAGCATGTGCTCTATCATCTTGATTCATCACCCACCTTCCTCTTCGTTGATAGCTCGATCCAACGTCTTGATTGATACACCAAGCCGACTTGCAATCTCGGCCCTAGTGTAACCCAATGACGCTAGCTGTTTGGCCTGGGCTGTCTTAGATGTACTCATCAACACCTTGGGACGGGGGGTAGCAAGCTCTCTAACCTTCTCCATGTCAGCCTTAGCTAGGAGCTGGGTTAGCTTGTTGTTACTGATGGCGCCTGCTTGAATAGCATCCCATTCTTTAGGTGTGATCTCAATCTTTGTCTGATCCGCTTTGGTGCGGGTACGTGCATCAGCAAGGGCTTGAAACTTGATCTTCTTGAGGGAATCTCCATCAAGATTGGGATTAGCATCACGCTTAGCCTTGATCTGAGCATTAGCGATGACCTGTGCATGGCGTTCAAGGGTGCGGTTCTTCTTGGCGAGGGCCAATTTAGCATCGAGGGAGGCTACTTCTGCTTTATGAACGTTCTTGGCAGAGTGACTCCATTGGACGGGGGGGGTCTTAAACGCTTCTACTCTAGCGCGGTTGGCAAGAGCCTTCTGCTTGTTAGAGTAATCAGCATAAAGAGATTCAGGCCTAGTACCAGAGGACAATGTGTGTGCATCATCCGTAAGGTCTAGCTTCTTGTACTCCCTAGTAGTAACGCTTACCTGCCCTGCCCTATCTCGCTTGGTCCTACCTGTAGGGATCTGAAGCTTCTTACCTGTAGCCCTATCAATCGGTGCACCTTGAGGAAAGTTCGGTTGACCCTTAAGCTCAGGGATTCTAACAGTACTACCCTGTCTCGAGATGAGGGTGGAGGCACCTGGCCTCTTGTTGTCCTTATGCTCGCTCTGGTAGGTAGCCCTAAGTTTAGGAATCCCGTTGTCAATGGCAGACCGTCTGAAGTCTAGATGATGCTTCTCTGCATCGACCACAACCATGGAGTGTTTGACTGCACGAGCAATCTCATCATGAGGGGCACCACGAATAGTCATGTCTGTGATTAGATTGGAAACCTTTCCCATCTCCATCTCTTTAGGACTACGCATGGGTTGCTTGTCCCCATAGTCGACCTTCCGAGTCTTAGCGTTGTACACACCACCATCAATGGTACGCATACCATCATAAGGTGCATAGTCTTTCTGAGGATCAAAGCCTTTGAGTTGAGCCAATTTTGGTGTACTAGTGACCCTACCCTGAGGGTTGGGAATCACAAGAACCGTATCACCATCAAAGTCTGCACCAGACAACCTCTGAGCAACCTCAGGATGGATGCCAATGGCATCCTCAGTATCCCGCAACATCTTCCTAGAGGGACCATGTCTATTGTTCACAGTCACTTCAGGAATCTCGAACGTACCACCATGCGGGTACCGAATTAGAACTACCTTTTCGCCATTGTTGTACGTTGGGGCATAGATCTCTCCAGGCTTCAACGATTCAATGGGAAGAATTACTTTCCACGACTGCCTTGGAAGAGCGGCTGCTTTTAGATGTACCGCTGCAGAATCAGCAGAATCAGCAAGGTCTTCTAAAAGCTTCTTCTTTACGGCAGGGTTGGTAAGTTTCATGATGTCGTCGAAGTCTTTTTGACGACGATCATGACTAATGTCCAGCTGTTGTTTGATCAAAGAAGGACTTTGTTTTACCAGAACTTGACTAGCCAAACTATCCGACCAGTTGTTCCAATCGCCTTCTTCGTTGACCTTGTGGATTGCAGACTCAACCCTTTCTTTGGGTGAGTGAGCATCGAGAAGAACGGGACGAGTAACAGACTCAAAAGGAAGATCCTTGTCCTTAGACAGTTTCTTCAACGTGTCAAGTTTGTCCGGATACTCGGCCTTAGACTTGTTGGTGTTGAACACGATGTCTGTACCAGGAGGAAGATCATCCTTGTACATCGCCATACCCTTGAGGTACTTGTCCTTACCAACCTGAATTCGAACTTGAGCGTAGTTTGCCTTACCCATGGAAAGTTCTTTGACACCGGGCCTGAGGTAGATCACACCATCAGCATTACCGCCACCATCCTCAGCATACCGAACCGCAAGACGGTCGGGATGAATCGAGACGATGGGATGCTGCTTGGCGAAGTGTCGACCACCATCCTCAGTGAACGTCGAGATCTGCTTGATCTCATACCGATGGATGAAAGCGTCCTTTTGAGAGACACCAGGAGGCACAAGAACCTTGGTCTTTGTGTTGAACCCAGTACCAATCTGAGGAACAGGCACAACGTGAACTTCATATCCCTGTTCGACCAGAACAAAGACTGCTGCAGCAAGTCTCTCTTTGCTGATCTTGAGATGTGTTTCGGTACCACTACCGATGTCCACGTATGTCTTCTCATCGACGTGCTCTTTCAGCATGTTAGACACACTGATCAGAATGTCAGCTTTGTCCTTGGCTCCTGGCTCGAGGAGTGCCCGAACCGAGGATTCTCCAGCAAGATTCATTCTCTCAGCAATGGCTGGATTGGACAAACCCTTGTCTTTGAGTCTCTGAGCCATAGCAATCTGCTGTTGCTTTTGCTCATTTTTGGCATAGGTCTTGGCTGCTCTGATTTGAGTAACCGAGATCCCTTGTCCGGAAGCAATTTCTTGTTCCGAAAGACCCTGCTTCTTCATGCTCTCAACAAAATCGAGGAACTTCTTGTTCCTGCCGGACTGTGTGCCACTACCCTCACCACTACCCCAAGGCCAACGGCCTGAACGGCGGAGGATACCATAGTGAGCAAGATGTTCTTCTTCATCGATGATCACCAGTTAGCCTCCTTTATGATGTTGATTTGACGATCAAAGGCAACGATGGTTTCCATGATTTGGAGAATTTTCTCCGGAATAGGTTGTACAACATCCATGTCCTCTCTTTGATAAATGCGAAGCTCGATTTCAATGTCGAACGGATCGATGCCATACTCTAGACAGAAGAGTGCGGCATACACCTCGAGCTGCTCAAATGATGTTTTCGTGATCCCAGTTTTGAGATCGTGAATTCTGAGTTTCCCTCTACGGAAGGAAATAGCGTCAGCTGTCCCAAAGCAGTTGTCTGAGTAGTAGAGGGGTTGTTCGCAACGCATCTTGTAGGCAAGAGCATCAGCAACATAGGCAGCCAATGAGGGATTGGATCTTCTGTCTATCTTGATGCCTAGGCGAATTGCATTTCTAGCAAGCTCGTGTTTGTCGCTTCCTATTCTAGCTGCTTGAGCAGCATAAAAACGAGCTTCTAGTTTCTGATCATTGTACCGCAACCAGCTAGACTTACTTGGCCCTAGGAAAGCATGTCTGCCAGCCAGTTCTGGGTGGGAGTGAAAATCCATGACTCTCCTCTACGAAGCTAGCCTAGTTACCAACTCTTCAAGTACTTGATCCTCAACCGCAGGATAGATAAATGCCGCAAACGACATCTCCGCAAACTTGTCAATATACCACTCTTGATTTGGTTGAACTTCTGCTGAAGCACTCACTTTCACCTCAAGCGCAGCCCACTTGTCCTCAAACAAAACAAGAAGGTCTGGAATTCCCTGATACTGGTCTGGATCCATCTTGAACACCATACAATCAGGAAGAAGGCGCTCTATTCTCTTGATTAGGTCAGCTTGATAGACTGTTTCTGCTCTCGAACAAACCATCAAGCCTCCGAAAAAAGAGAAAGGGTGTGAAGAGAATCAATTTGCGACTCTCCCTCATTACAATACATGTTTTGCGTGCCAGGACATACGCTTAGACAATCTCGAAGGTATCACCATATGGGAAGATCTTTGCACCACTGAAAGTTGATCTCCAGACATCGTCAAAGAGAAGACCTTCGGCCATAGCACATTCAATGATGTTGTCGTATCGCTTACCTGTCTCGACGTTCTTGATTCGAAGATTACTATAGTGAGCTGGATGATCTCGTTTCAATTGCCGAGAGTATCGCATGACAAACCACATTGGCCGCCACACGAGGTTCTGAGCACTTACGTGGAACAATTGCCCATCGAGTATCATGACACGAGTGCAGAGATCGTTAGGTGGCTCTACAAAGGCCTCTGCAACGAGTTTAGCAACTCCACGATCATACCGCTTACCGGTTTCGACATTGGTCAAAGTGATTCTCATGTGTCCATACGTATTTGGATAGACACGCATGTACTGATCTGCGGATAGATTGAAGATCTCACCACGGTCATTGATGATGTAGTTTGGAAACTCTGGAATTCTGCTCCATGAAGGATTACTCATGTTGTCCTCCTCTCGATGGTAGAATCACATATGCGTCGATAGGTGTTCCTGGACTAGCAATGATGAGATCCGCGATTGTTGGTTGGGCGTTTGCCATCTCAATTCCATTAGCATCAGATATGTCAATACCCTTAGCCTTCATAGCTAGCAACATGAGGCACGCCAGTGCCAAATCCTCGATCTTGACAATCGCTTCCAGACGATCGCTAATCTCGTCGGAGCTCTGAGACGTGAGAATCGCCTGAACCTGCTCAACTGCCTCAGTAAAGATTAATTCGTTTAGAAGTCCCATTTCGCCTCCAATTTGGTGTGGTTAGACTCGTGTGTCAAATAATGTGTCAAATCCATAATCCAAAACTCTCTAGTGAAGATCGCACTACATACGCTTACTTCCTTTACGCGGGCAGGAAAAGAGCGTATGTAGTAGGTTCTGTAGTAGAGAGTTTTTAGCTCTAAATCGATCAGATTTGACACATCTATGAAATGTACCGTATGTACACATAAAGACCCTATTTCAGCGACTTTTTAGTGTACTTCAGTATAATCCCATCGGTGCCACGTTTGTCAAATCTGAATCGTATGCCAAAGTCGGAAGAATTGGACATCACTATTTCATCTCCATTTCAGTCTATCAATTCAAACGTAAAACCTCGATGTGACCTTCTTCGGCCACTCAAACAGTGACTTATGTTTCCTGGCTGCCCGTTTATGGCACGCGCACAAGCGGTCAAACTCTTGAAAACCTCGCCAGTTTCGACAATTTTCACCCTTTTTCCCATTAGACCCATTATGGACGCATGCTCCATGTTTTCTTTGTGGGTTGCCCATTCTAGGTTCCAGTATTCATTGTTGGTATGATTGCCGTCGATGTGATTAACTTCGGGTTTGTTGTCCCAATTCGTAACGAAAGTTTCGGCGACTAGCACGTGTACATATCGGTTGAACTGTGGACCCCCATTTGAAAGAACAACAAACGGGTAGGCTCCTTGACCACCCATACCCGGCTTGAGAATTCTATTGGTAGTTTTGCTATAGACCCTACCTAGATTACTTACCAGATAGTTTGATGCCTCCTCAATAACCACCCATTCTTCAATCATCCCATTCTCCTTCTAGTTCCTTTTGAACAAACTTCCTTTCGTTGAAATTCTCTTTTGCATCCAGACTCTTTCGGATCCCTCGGTCGACTATTGAGTTGCTTATCAGGATGTAGTAGTAGAGCCAAGTGTAAAGCGTGTCAAGACGGTCAATTCGCCCCTGTGCCTGTAGGAAGTTTTTGTAGCTGTATGTAAGGGAATAAAGGACCATTGCGTCTGTTTTCGTACAGTTCCACGCCTCAGCTCCAGCCACGTACTGAACCAGGTAAACCCAGCGATCTTCGTCCTCGAATGTGACGTTATGATCCTTCTGATGGCCGTTCCATTCGTACACAGATACCGAGCTTTCCAACCCCCTCAGTATGTCGAGCTCGTAGTCGAAGTTGTAGAAGATGATCAACCGATCATGACACTTGAACAGCTTTCTGATCATCTCCAGTCGACTAAGATCCGAGTTGACTATGCGTCTGAGTACGCGGAACATCTCTGCAACATCACGAATCGGTCGCTCTTCGTACACATGCCAACGATCTTTGTATGCTCTCTTGAAGAGCTCCAGATCGTGGTCAACAGGAAGCCAGTTCAGCATCCGTTCGGTGTGCATGTCGTATGGCATCTCGACCAGTACTTCGTTGCGCATCATCTCGAGCTTGCCAACATTCAGATACCCAGCAATCACCGGATACTTACGGAAAGGCTCGTACAGAATGTGCTTACGGTCGAATTCCGTCTTGTTCTTGTACCAACCGTTCGCGACGAACACCGGCATGTAGTCTGTCCACGTGTCACCAGGCGTAGCGGTCAGCAGAATCCAGCGGTTCTTCTTAGCAATCTTCAGAAACGCCTTGACCCACGCACCGTATCCCACAACTCGCTGCTCGTCGAAGATGAATACAGCGTCCTCAACATCTACGTAGTTTCCAATGTTATTCCAACTATCAACTGTCAGAACACCTGCGTACTTCAGGTACTCCTCATCTTCCAGAAAGACCGACCCAGAGATACCGAAAGCTGCAGCGATTTTCTCCCAGTCCAGAGTGTCACGCTTCTTGGCGGTGGTGATGACATACAGATGCTTTGGTCGCTCGTATCGATGATACCAAGCCATGGCTGCAGCTGACTTCCCACTTCCTGTGCCTCCGTGCAGGATCTTACCGCTGTCCAGTTGGTCGACAACCTTCTCCTGGTGTTCCATCAGCTCCATGAATCACCTCCTTATACCGGTTTTTGTTGTAGAGCAGCAAAAGCAAAGTCTGGATTTACAGTCAGTCGCGCTTCAAATGTTCCGTCATATAAACGAAACATCTCAGGACGAATGACATCACCCAAAAGGACCAGCACTTTAGCAACTGTTTCTGGATCTGGAATGTCTTCTAGCTTTAACTCCATGACTCACCTCCTATTGACGTGGACTAACGCTGGGGTTTGGTCGGTATAGATGCATGAATCCAGGACAGTCACAATCCAAGCATGGTTCTCCGAACAAGATTTGAGAGTGATCAAATTCGTCATGACCACATAGACACGGTCTAATCCTCAGCGCTCGATCCCAGTACATCTGACCTCTTTTCAAATTTAGGTGCCCATGCAGGTCTATGATCTGGACACCACACTTTTCCACTTTTTTGTAGATACCAACCAGAGTAGTGGGCTTTCATCATCGCGCCTCGGTTACCGAAGAACTTCTCTTCGCATCCCGATTCTGCGCAATGTCTGTACTGCATGTTCGATTTCACCTCCCTAGAATCGAAAAGCCTTCTTGACTCGCTTCCGTACTTTCTCCACTTTCCGTTTGGCCCAGCGTGAACCGCGCCAAGTACTTATCATCCCGATAGCTCCTTCCGCCACAGACAGATGATGTAGAGCTCGTTCAGCTAAGATGATGTCGTATTGTGCATCGTTCATGATTTCCTCCTCTTTTGGAAAGGTCTCCACTGCCATTCGTAATGAAGCTTTGTGATCTCGCCTTCGGCTGAAACACCAGTAGGCGTAACAACAAACCCCTTCCACTTGCCTTTATCAATGACCATGATGGCCACGTATCCGAGCTTAGTTCTCCACCACGACTTCGGCCGATCTGGAAAACTATTCCGTCCGTCGCCCGTCTTCAACTCGCGTTGAGTAGTATAACCATCAAAAGATCGTTCTACAATTTCATCTTCCATCATTTTCTCCTCGGTTGAATCGGAAAGAAGCTCAACACAATCTCGTTAAGAAGCTCGTCACATCTCGAGCAGAGAGGAAGGTATCCCCAGTTCACACCGGCGCGACACGATCGTACGAGCCACTGCTCAGACGCCATGTTCGGGCATCTTGTACAACGTTTACGTTTGAGACCTTTCTCTGTGTATGGTTTAGCTCGGATACCCATAATTCACCTCTTGCAGTAGGTAATGGGAGCCTTAGAGAAGTCCACCAGCGTGCCCTTGTCATCGAAGTTGGCATAGATGAAGCCCCAACTCTTCTCATCAACTCCGAACAACCCGTTGATGATACCGAGAATGCCAACCTCGTATGTGTCCTCTTCCTCGACCACCCACTCTTTCTTACCGACCTGGACTGTTTCGTCGTCAGCCAATGCTTTGTTACATTGTACACGATGAAAGATAAGCTCCGGTAGCACTGTCGGATCTGTTTTGTGAATCCGGTTCAGAACCTCGATTGCTTGATCTACTGGTTCCATCATATCTCCTTTGGTGAAAATGAATAGTACCCAAGACAGAATGCATCAACCGTCTCGGGCGAATCGTCTTCTGGTTGAAACATCCAATCGTGTGGGGCATGCTCTTCGCATCGGATGACTTTGGCGCATGGGTAAGATTGTCTCCTTTGATCTCCCGTCTTGAGAAGCGGATATGTTGTGAATCCCATAAACTCTTTTGGAGACATCAGTCTAGGAATTTCCCGTTCTTCACCGTCAGCAAAAACCAGCCAACCAACAGGAAAGAATCTGTCCCAGTCAACTTCTTCCAAAATCTCGTCTACGATTTCATTAGCTGCATCAAACGCCTTGTGCTTGAACTCGTCTACAGCATTTGCCTCGACGAGAACATATCTCGATGCTCTGAACGTACGAAGCATCTGACCGTATCGCTCAACGTTGATGATGGCCTCTTGTGTTTCGTCTTGAACCCACGAGACAATATCGACATTGCAGGCAGCTCGTATTGCATCACGCATTCCTTCGTACATCACGATCTCCTTAAACGTTTAGACGCTTGATCTTCTTCCAGACACTGATCATAAAAGGCCCGAGAGTTAGATTGTATGTAACTTCTCTTTTGACATCATCACGAAAGAACAACCACTTCTTACGTCGGAACCCAAGCCCCCATCGATCTTGTCGAACTAGATCAAACGTGAACTTCTTATAGTTTCTTGCGATTAGATTCTTTGACATCATGACCTCCCGTATTTGGCTTCGTATGCCTCTTCGCCTTCTAAGAACAGACAGAGTTGTCGTTCGAACAGCTCTTGCTTCAGCCACTCCACAAATTCATTTCGATCCTCCAGGATCTCGATTGTCTCAGTGGTAGTCGTTTGAGTTCTAGCCTTCATGTGGTTGTGCACACCATCGGCCCTCATACAAGAAGGATGACTTACCCATTGGACCATCGTCGGGCACCAGTATTCAACATAATGAGACTCGTGTATCTCACCAGTATGCCTGTGGGCGAAGGTAATGCCGCATTCTTCTGTGTACATCGGCATCAACGTGCCTCCTCCGGATCCTTGGCAGCATAAACACCGTACCACGACGGTCCAAGCTGAAGAATATGGGCCTCTAAATCGATGAGCTCCCGTTCGATGTCACTCAAGAACCGCATGTCCTTCTGGAGCAACACCCCGATGCGACCACGTAGTCGACCGTTCAAGATCTCCTGTGGAGTCACCATCGTCAAGTCGTCGATTTCGTAGTCCGAAAGTTCGTACATCATGTCAGTGAGAAGATCGAGATCGCTTGACGTGACGAACACCGTAGCGTCTATTGGCATATTGCTCAACAGTTCGCCCGCTTCGTCGATGATCTCGTCCATCTTGTCGCATCCGGTCGTGATATCACATCGTCCGTAGTCGTTGAGAAACAGAGTCTGTCTCAAAATAGAACCTCCTTAGGTTTCGTCGTGTAACACCAAAGCGATGCTAGCAGAAGCAATTGCTTGCTCCTCCAACGCGATTCGTAAAGCCACGTTGACATTAAGTGTGGTTGGAATCGAGAGCTTAACAGCTAGATCCACTGTCGCCTTGAAGACAGGATCCATATCATATCGAAACTTTGCTCGTGTCTCGATTGCATCTGCGTTGTTGCGATCAATCGGCGGCATCTTTCACCTCCTTCACAATATAGCGCTGCTTCACAGCGTAGTCCTTGCAGTTTTGGTCTTTGTTACCGCAAGGCACAGATTCTTTGAGGTTGAGCTGGAACTCCTCGGTTGATACATCTGCCTTCGGTTGTAACGTTGTACCCCAACCGCAGCTCGGGCACAAGTATCTTTGGGATCGCTCCATTGGTTTCTCCTAAGTGGTTGCTACCCACGAATGTGGGGTATCTGGACCATGCTTAGGGAACGAGCATGTCGCACGGGCTGCCCACCTGGCCGCTCTTGTTGCTCCACACGTTTCGACGGGTGTTTCTTCTTTGATCTCGAGGTCATCACCCATAACTTTTGTCTCTTTCGGTTCCTTTGTCAGCTCCATCAAAACAGAAGGCGCGTTGTCTCGGGATCGCTGATTAAAAACTCCAGGCACAACCCGCCAACCTTCATTGCCTAATTTATTGAGCTGGTCTGAGTAGATTTCAACCCACACATATTCATATCTATCATTACCCATCATCGAACTCCTTTTCAATTTGGAGATAATCAACTGTTTTACCAATGCCGGGATTCGATCCGTGCCACGCTTCTGACTGGATTAGAGTCTTCGTCTCGACAAGTCGTTTCTGTGGGTTAGTCTCCATTACAACCTATGTAAAAGATGCGTAGAAAATCTCTACCGTTCTCAAATTCAACTTCTTCGTAGTAGAAATCTCATGTAGCTCCTCTGACGAGATGATGCGATTTACCTCTCCGCTCTCCATGATCAAAAACATAGGGTTCTCTTCATCGATGTTCGGGATCACCCCAGCATTTAATGCGGTAATCAAGTGAAGATTGGTGAAACTAACCTTGATAATTACCATGTTTCCTCCTAGAGAAAAAATAGAGTAGATGTTACCATCCAGGATCTTGTTACGAGCCTTCTCAATTTGCATTGATTGGCGCTTGTCCATTGGGTTCCTATCGGGGTGGTCTCCTCTTCTCATTACAAAGCATGTACGCTCTGCGTGCGAAAATGAGAATGCTTGTTAGCACTCTCACTTTTGGATTTCTACTTGGTTCTGTTGTCCCAGTTGCCTCTTGTATCTTCGAGCAACCCCAGCGTCATCCTGCAAAGCCGGCATGTAACTTCTTCTTCGATTTCGGTTGTATCGAAACCGTTTCGAATCATGTCAATGCGAGCTGCACAGAATGGACGTTGCGGGTTGTTCTTGTTTAGCAAGTGCATCTTTCGCATTGTAGTCCTTTCATAGTGGTCTCCATAATACACCATGTAGGAACTGCGAGCGTATATGGTTGTAAAACTGAGAATCCCCGTAGGGATCCCCAGCTTTTGAGGCTACTTGCCTCCCCATTCAACTCCGCGAATACGGCGCATGTGGTTCCTCCTTTCCTCATTATAGCGCGTGTATTTACTGCGGTCTGTAAACATCATGGCCGATTCTTCTGCCTCGAAGCCCGTGCCACTTTGTTCTTGGCGCGTCGTCTGCGCATCTGCTTCTTCAGCATGATACCCTTAGGACTAGCAAGGTAATGCCGCGTTCGTCGTCGAGTTCTCTTCTCTTTGCTCTTACCGAACTTCATCAGTCCTCCTCGGGGTCAGGAAGTCGCGCCTCAATTCCATCGAGTCGAGTGTTGAGCTTTCTGATCTCTCCAAGGATCATGTCGTTTTTGGCAGCCTCAATATCAGCAATTCCCTCCTGTCTGAACTCTTCAATTGCTTCTTGAAGTCCAGCTGCCTTTTCGTTGATCTTTCGTCCTAGTTCGTCAAGATCCATCAAGCAGCCCTAGCCAGATTGAGCTTCTGGAGCTTGCCGGTGAGACCTTTCAAGATCTCTGCCTTGTCGGCACTGGGATCCATGAGGCCCTTGATGAAGGCATGAAGGAACTCGTTCTCGAGGGCAAGAGCCGTTGCGAGCTTCTTGAGCTCCTTGATCTTCCTGCGATGGTGACGGTCGCGAACGAGCAGACCTCCGCCGGCGATGACTGCAATCCAAACCCTGTCTGCTGTAACCATCTTGAATCTCTCCTTGGCTTCTTTTTTCATGGCGGACATGCTTTCTGCTGCGACCGAACTCTTGAGTTGCTCTCCAAGACGCTCGGCGGTTTCCGCAATTGAATCCCGAAACGCGTCCGGGGTAATAGGTTCATCCATGTCTACTCCAAGCTCTTGATCTTGCGGATGAGAAGGTACTCGGTTAGAGCGATGAAAATGATCACAGCACTCTTACTAAGCGTGGATTTCTCTACCTCCATCTCGATTACGAACATTACGGTACTCCTTGTGGTGGGCTTGCCGGATTATTTCACCAGCCTCGGCTTCGGCCGAGCTCGTCTATGAGGATAAGCCTCCCCTGATTAGAATTTCCGTGCACATTCGCCGCCGCATCTGCCAACGTCAGGACACTCCGGATTCTCGCAAACGATATCACTGGTCTTTAGCGAGCTTCGGATAGCCTCTAGCAGATCAACGTCGAAGAAAGTTTGACCCTGGAACTCTATGTCTTTACCCTCGGCACGAGGATGTTCTCTGAGAAAGTCGTCGCGTTCTTTTACGGATGACGTCTTGATGAGCTCCCACATCCGTAGATATGTGCTCATGATGTCACCGCCCGGTTGATCATGTCGATGTATCCGAACATGATCCCCTTGACGTTCAGACGCAGTGTCGCGGCGCACCAGTTCTCCACCTGATCCAAACCGAAGTCAATATGGTCGTCGTGAAGCAAGACCCAACCGGTGATGCATCCTTGCGTCGTACGAGGAATACCAAGAGCCTCATATACTTCGTTAAGGATCACAAAACCGAAGCTCTGGAGCCTTTGGTTGAAGTAGTTCTGCTGTGCCAGCAAGAACATGTGGTTGTACGATCCGCTTGGGTTCCAGCTGGTACTAGTCTCGTCGTATTGAACTTCGATTTCCATTGCTCCTCCAAATAGGTAGTCGAATATGGTGCCCCTGGAAGGATTCGAACCTTCGACCATCGGCTTAAAAGGCCGCTGCTCTAACCAACTGAGCTACAGAGGCGAAGGCTCAGTCGAGTTTCTTGTACGACATGATGGAAGACCAAGGCATGAAGATTCTTGGCTCGATTTGTGATCGCTCGAACGCGTTTCTACCTGCAGAAGCCAGAGCCACTACCATTGGAGTTCCGTCCATTTTGTACGTGGTTCCGGCGATTCCAGACCCATCATACAGGCGACCGAAGTGGATATGACCCCGTTCAAGTCGCCCATCGAGGAGGTGAAATTCGTACTCGATGTCGCGTTCATCATTGAGAAACAGCATTCTCCTCCTTCATTCGCTTGAACGTGTAGTTGTGAACATCGCCAGTCGTCACAACATGGCTCAGCAACTTCCATCCATCCTCTTCTCGAACTTCGATGTTACGCTGGCTGAGCTTGTCCCCATGGTAGTGGTCGTATTCGCAAGCGCCCATTAACCATTCCCCCAGTTGCAGTCTATTGCTTGAATTCTTTTGGCATAGTCGCGAACGACCATGCATTCTTCACCGTCGACCAGCTCCTTCTCAGTCGTTTGACGTTCTTGACGGTCATCTCTTAGTGTAATAGCCATTCGCCAAGTGAAAACAACAAACAAGATTGCCACAGAAAGTACCAATATGGTGTTTCGCACAATCACCATCAGGGCATCGCCGCCAAGATCTTGCTGCACGCTTGGCACATCGGCAGCGGCTCTGGATCCTTGCTGGGAATCCATTTGTAGCCACACAAAGCAACCACCTCGATACCCAGGACCCGTGCTTCTGTCACGTTGCACTGGTTTTTGTGCTGATCGACGAGATGCTTGCAATCCTCTGGATCCTGTGGTGTGTCGTCCAGAAGAGGTGTTGGAGTTTCCAGAAGCATGTCTGTCATCAGAACTTTACTTCCTTTCGCATCCAGTCAGCAACAGCCTCCAAAGCATCGGCCCAAGTCGGAAGATCGGGAAACTCTTCGTCAGGAAATCCGCTGCGCTCCTTCGAGTTGATCTTCACAGACCATCGAGCTGGTTCTTCGGTTGTCATTGGCTGGACATCAATTTCGATGAGAGCTGGAACTTCCTTCATCTTCTTGAGCATCATATCAAACACGTCGATATGAGCCCCATGCTCTCCCCACGTTTTTGAAATGTCTGCTCGGAGAGAGTTCTCGTTGAACAAATCTACCACAATTATCTCCTTTGAAATGGGGTGGTGGGTGGGCGTCTACGAATGGTATTGCGACAGAAGGTACGACATGTACATCGCCCATGCTGCAAAGCCGATCCACACAACGACAGCTAGGTCGTAGAACTTGTTCCGCCTGAGTACACCAGTAAACAAGCAGATAAGAAAGAACACAACAGCAATGGCGAGGATGATCGGCATCAGTCCTTGTGCTCCTTCAGAAGCCATTCGCCAATATCCATGTACAGGCGCAGCACCGTCTCGACAGGCGTAACCGTCGAACCAGCCGGCACAGAGAAGACAACTGCCGGGGAATGAGTCACTCGGTATTCCTCTGGCGGGAACTTGGCGACAACCGGGTCTACGATCTTCTGAGCTTCCGCAAGGGCGTCCTTACGGAACTGGAGTTCTTCATTATCAATCATCAAAATCTCCTTATTCGATTAGGGTTGCAGATCGTCGTATCGCTTGAGCATGGTTGCGAATGCGCCTCGGCTCACCGGGTCGTTCGGCTTGAAGGTACCGTCCGGATAACCCGAAACGATTCCCTGACCGGCTGCCCACTCGATACCTTCAACATGCGTGTGTGTGGCAGGTACGTCTGAAAACACTTGGATCCTCCTTTGAAGGACTATCTGTCGAACGAAATCTAAATTCTGTACCCAGTGGACGAACCTGAAGAAATGTTCTTCTGAGGCTGGGCCACCGCTTGTGCCATTGTAGACCGTTGGTGCGAAGGTCGCTACAAACAGATCCGCAAATGCCTCCTTGATGCGAGCCATGTATGGTTCTGAGGAGTTGTTCCAGATCTCGCTGGTGTGTCCAGCATCTGGATGATCGTGGTTGATGTGCCCGATCTGAGGTGCCATTGTGTGCATCAAGGAAATGAGCTCCGCTTTCTCCGCATCGTTCAGCGTTGCCGAATCGATAAGATGGCCGACCTCGTGCAAGAAAACAAAACCGACGTCATACGGCATGTGGTAGCTCAGATTCGAGAGATGAATCTCGTTGGTACCGGAGATCCACAAACCAGAAACGGTTTGGCCAGTGTTCAGCCACTTGACCAGAACCCGCCCTTGCGGATCACTTCTCAACCTCGGGATCAGTCTCTGCCAAGGATATGAGCAAGCGTGGTACGCCGCGATCACCTTATCAGCTTGACCAGGAGGAGGATCTATCAGATCGAATAACCCCATTTTTATGATCATCTAACTCCTCCTATTGGAAAGGTGGACCCCAGACGCCAAGGTTGATCGTCTGTCGATTGCCTGCTTTTACTTCCTTTACCTCATGGATCACCCAGTGAGGAAACACGATGACGGTCCCTCTGAGTCGAGGAGCGTGAAAGGTGTGTGGATGGATATAGAACAGCAGATCACCGCCGACGTAGTAGCTCGAATCAGTGAGCAACGCGATCGCGGTCAGCTTTCGTGTCTGCCCGATTGATCCATCCAAGTGTGGTTCGTAGCTGTCGTTCTCACGATATGTCTGCATCCAAGCGGTCCAGTTATTCCCCAGCTTGTACTGCCAGAACATCCGGTTCACATCGGCGATGACTTCGGCAATCGGCTTCAGCTCATGATGAGCTCGCATCTCGAGTTCTCTGGTCGCGGCGTTGCACTGTGGGAACCGATATGCCTCCTCAGTAATACCTCGGGCAATGATCTCGTCACAGATCTGCTCGCTCAGGTACTCCTCCAACACGACAATCCACGGATGCTTGTTTGGATACATGTCGTTTGGAGTCGCGTCATGACACGTTTTGATGATCTCTTCGCTTGGAAAGGTGTACACGGTCCTCCTTTCAGAAGCCGCCGGTTACATCGTTCGGGATTGGGATCACATTCGCAATGGTCAAGGCCGCTGTTTCGTCCATCGTGGACTGGGGAATCATGTTCCCAAATTCTTCGAGACCAAAAGGAATGACAAAAGTCAGTTCCTCTTCACCGGCCATGTTAATGGTCAAGGTGGTGGTGCCATCTTCATTGTCTTCGAAGAGCATGAACTTCTTAGCGGGCATCAACAACTCCTTTGAGTGAGTTTTGGAATATGAGTGTGGTATTGTGGGTTCGTTATCTGCCGAGGTAGACGCGCCGGCACCCACACCACACTGCATACAATGTCTACACTTAGTAATGCGGCTCCATCTGCTCAGCTCGTTTTCTCACCAGTGGTTCCTACCGACTTACCCATCGTTGAGTGGGGCAGTATCGATAAGCTGATGGGCGTCACTGTTAGGATATCATCGCCGTCTATCGCCGCTGATAACGTGCAGCTTTAGAATGTAGTGGGCTACCTGACTTAGTTGCGTCAGCCGATCTGTATCCACAAGCGGTCTCCTATTTCAGAGTTTGGTCTGCTTCGTTTTCCGTCTTTATCTCCCACTCGGCACTGCTAGTAGTTCAGCGTCCCGTTCTCGATGCCGTCGGCGAGCTGGACCTTGTCGTCGGTCATCTTACTTACCTATTCTCTTTTGTAGAAACACGGATATGTGTGGCCGTAACTGCAATGTTCCGGCAGATTGTCAAGGTTGAACCCGATGAAGTTGATTACCCGGTGGGGAACCACTTCGTCCTTGTCCGGATTGTAGTACGACGCATCGTTGTTCATAATGCGCTTAACGACCAATGTCTTGACAGGATTTGGCTTGCCATCAAAGCTAGTCCTCATGGCTGGCGCGATAGCTACTAGATCCCCCTCCTGGACGTCCATCATGTATCCAGGAGTATATCCGTTTTCCATCAAGAGTGCGGTTTCTTCTTGCGTTAAACCCAACACAGAATTGTCTCCTTTGAATATGGTCGGATTGTAGAAATAGTGGGCACCAGATGGTCGTTTAAGTCGGGCCATTACATGGCAAACCGACCCCACTTAGATTATTTGAGCCAAACCCTTTCGTCAATCAATTCTTGACGAACTCCCTCAAGAGTTAGGCCTGGCATGGTTTGGCCCTCGACGAACTGTTCCGGTCCGGTCTCGTCGTTTCGACCAACTGAACCCGGTGTGCCACAAGACATTAGTGAGCGAGCGTCGTCGTTTCCAAATGACGCGGTAGGGTCGACCGTAATAGTCACAGAGGCCGCAGCACTGCCGGCGTATCCGATCGCGATGACGATCCCGTCTTTCTTCCATGTAACCTCCTTGTCACCAAAGGCGTGGTCGCGAAGCTCAAGGCGTTCGCATCCGTCGAGTAGGGTCTTAGCTTCTTGCAAATTCATTAGTCCTCCAAATATGAGAAGCTGTGGGTAGGAACTAGGGTGGCCTGACTAGGATGACCGTCAAGTAATCCTGCGCAGACAGTAAGACTCTTGGTACTAACCGTAACCCGACGAAACGGTTGCATTCCCAATTCTTAGCACCCTAGAGCTCAGTATGGCGGGTTTAATCATTCCCTCTTCAGAGAACCACTCCCCGTGGTGTCTCCTTATCCGAATGCCGTAGACCAGCACGGACCATACTAAGAACAGTGGGTTAGATTTGGATCGTCGCCAAGGATAAGGTCTAAGGAACCTTCGTCCTCAAAGCGCCGAAGCCTCATCAGCATAATGTACTTCCCCCGACGTCAGTACATTATGGTGTCCCCACTGAGAGATTGCGGAGAAGAGTAAAACGTAAACGCCTCGGTCTTTCCGATACTTAACGCAGGGCGCCCACATGAATACATTTTGCTCTCCTCCACGTCCTTCGCTGCTCGAGCTCTCCAGCCGAGCAATTGCATCCCAAACTGAGTGTTGTTCGGTAGCTCTGTCGCAACCCGGCTCCCGAAGGCTACCGGCAAAAGCGTCCACGAAGCGGTTTTTTCACTACGACCATGCACAGCCGTCTTTTGGTGTGTCCTTCACCAGGTCTTTACTCTCCTTGAACTGTGACTCTTGCTGCTTGTGCCTCTTGGGACGGGTCGAACTTGATTGCTGCATGATCTCGTCGGTACCGGTTGTCCCACTTCTCAACGGTCGGGTTCAGATGCGCCAAGATATCGCAGACCCGATCAACATCTTTCTTCAAGACGATGACCATCGCTCGATCTGACTTGATCTTCTTCCCCCCGCCGTAGAGGTAGAGCTTGTCCGGTCCACCCTGACAAGAAAAGAACGTCTGAATCCCTGCGTCCCAGAGCATTTGCATGACTGGGTAAACGTGAATATCGACGTTGTGTCCTCGTGTCTTGAGCCAAACCTGCTTGTGGTGAACCCCAACAAAGGGCCTGTGCTTTCGCTTCTTTCCCAATCGGCTCCCTTTCGTGAGAGACAAAAATAAGATGAGATGGTGTCTGGTGACGTACTATCGTGTTAGTACATCGACGCCTTCTCATTATACTGCATGTTTTTTCTGCGTGCTAGGCGTCAAGTGCTGCTCGAACAGCTGCGTCCTTTGCCTCCAAGAGTTTTCTGAGTGCCGTCGACTTCTCAGGCCCTACCGGAAGAGTCTCCTCGATTGCATGGGCCAAGATCGAAAACGCCTTGCTCACGTCCTGAAGTTTCTCTGGTAGGTGGTCGTACACAAAGTAACGAAGAATTGGGCTTTCGTCCATATCATCCTCCTTTCTGTTTCAGATCCAAAGTTAGTTGGTTGTTCTCGTCTGTCTCGACGATAACCCGAAGCATAACTGGTTCCATATTTGCTGCTAACACTGCGCTTTCGTTCTCTCGGATCATCTTCAACGTTCGGTCGCGTTCCTCTTTAGTAGCAAACGACCGAAACCGATGATCAAAGCCTTTCACATCCTTTCTCTGAATGGCTGGTATAACCAATTCCTCGTAGGCCATCTTAGCCCTTTCGGATCAGTCTCCGCGTCCATCATCGATTGTCGATGACCCAACCTAGTGCTACACCACGTTGTTTGATGAGAGCATGACCGTTAGGACACGTCGGGTCTTCTCCTGGCTTAACCAGAATATCCTTCTTGTATCCTCGCCACTCTTTCTGTTCGCATCGAAGAGGAATATACCTATCTCCGATGTTCATGAGAATAAGCGGGAGAGTCTGCTCAAGTGGCTCGTCCGGGAACTTTGACTGACGCCTTTTTACCGCCTCGACGATCTCCACAACACCTTGATCCTCGAGACAGCTTCCCAGCTTTGGAACGTAGTCATTGGGAATATATGCATCCTTACCCACCAGCATCACCGTCATCATCGAACACGTTCTTCGTGACGAAACCTTCAGGAGGGATTGTTGCTCCTAGGATCACCTCACACTTGTGTTCATCATGAGGACCGGTCTCAGTGCAACGAACTTGTACCGGACCATCGCCGAAGTCGACTGTCCCCACGTAGTCGCATTTGTAGGTATCACCCACTGGCCACCTCCTCGGGATTAGTCAGAACATCATCGCTGACGTCCGTGTTTCCGGTTGATTCCTGAATTTCAGGCTGCGGAAGCTCTTCGGTAGGAGTCTCCACTACCTCCGTGACTCGACCGAAAGCACCAACTTCCTGCTTGACGATTGCATCCTTGATGTAGACAACCCACTGCTCGATCTCGGGCGTGTTCGGACAGAACTGACTCTTGAACACCCGAGGGTTGTAGCAACGGATGTTATCACCCATACGAGTCATGTAGTAGCCGATATGGACACGCTTGATCCCAGGGACAACGTTGTTGTTCACCTGGATGTACGGCTTGCCGTTTTCCTCACGCAGCTCACCGACAAGTTTGGAGATCTCGTAGATATTCTCCTGAGTTACTACGACAACGTCGACGAGAAACGCCTTACGAACGTACTTTTCGTATTCCATTACTCACCACCTTTCTGGTTCTTCATCTGGCCAATCGCGACACCAATGACAAGGACGAAAAGGGTGTAAACCCCTCCGATGATGAACTCCATTATGCAGCCTCTTTCGCTGTATGAATAACTGTCGGATGTTGTGGATCATCATTCTCAGAAATGAGGTAGTATGTCTTACCACCATCGTTCGAGAACGCTTCTGCACATCGAGAACTTTGCCAGATGCCTCCTGGTTCTCCCCATACTTCTTCGGTGTGATGAACCCAATGCTCTGGGTCATTCGTCAACGGAGAAAGCTCCTTGAACTGAAGCAGATCGTTGAGAATATAAATCCCCACCGAAGCAGAACCGCCAGAGTGACCATAGGCAGCGAATGCCTCAACTGCCTTGATGATGCAATCGTTGAACGGCTCATCGTTGTCCAGGAGAGCAAGCTCCCTCTTTGCATGCTCAACTAGCGACATCTGGATCAATCCCTTCTCGAATATACTTCTCAAACTTCTCTGCTCTCATCAGGATGAAAGATTCACCAGCGCCACTTCCAACAAGAGATTGATTCGCTTGGTTCAAAGACTCAAGTCGAATGCGTTGATCCGTATCAAGTTTGTCCTCAATCATCAACTGCTCCCTTCTCATCCATCAACTTGGCGTACTTGCGCTCCAGAACATCCTCGTTGACCGTGACAAACATCGTCTTGAGGTAAGCCTTTCGCCCAGTGTCTCCGTTCGGCATGGTCCAGTCGTATGGATTCAGGATAAGATCTACCGTCTTGATATCGGCGTAGTCCAAGACCTCAACCGTGTCTTCATCCAGGTGTGTACGAGTCTTCCCTTCGTTGGTGATCATGACGATCTTCGGCGGCTTCGGATCGAACCGAGCCTCTACCGGAAGATATGCACGAACCAGGCGATCTTCGTCGTCTTCTCGTTCCTTCGTGTATTTGACATTCCAGCGATCTGCCTTGAGCCCATCAATCTCTGACTCCGGCAGAAAAATGCAGAAGGTCTTCTGACCTTCTCGATTGAATCGACCTTCTTTCCCTTTGAAGTTAGGCCAAACAAGCTCGGCGTTTTCAATTGTGATGGTGTTGTCTTGCTGCGGCATTGGTGTTCCTTTCAGATATGAAGCGTCCGAGGAAGGTAGTCCCCTGCTTCTTCGATTACGAGTTTGGTGTGCGTGTGACCAGCTTCTTCAACGCAGATTACTGTGAAATCGGGTCCTTCCTCTATAGAATGAGCATGAGGATAAGTTGCTTCCCAGTCATCTGTCGTTGTAGCAATGGGAAGCTCGGTCCTCAGATAGAAGACATGGGTATGACCGTCGGTCGTCTTGTCCCCGAGAATATACTTCGTCGGTTTCAGTCCTTCGGCATACTCCTTCTCTTGAATTTCGTCCATTCATCCTCCTCCGTATCTAGGAGCTGGAACATGACGATCTGCTCGTTCAACTATCGCAATATGCCATTCTCTATGAATAGCACGGTTTTCTACTAGAGACGAACAAGTAGGACAGGACTCATCATACCCAGGGTTTGGATGAGTAACCCAGTCCTCTGGTGGAATCAACGCTTCAGAATCCATTATCCTCCTTTAGGAAATGATTTGCTCGAAGTCACCTAGTGTGTCGAACTGCATGATCGCTTCAATAGCTTTTGCCTTCAGATCCTCGAAATATGAAGAATCGATGTTTAGCATGTCAGCATCGTTCATGCTTCGAGCAACGTCTCGGACAACCCAAGAATATCCCTTGGTGCCAGTGACGGCGTACTTCTTGTCGTCTTTGACACGCCAGAGAGTTCCGCCCCCTTCAGTGACTGGCACGAAGCTACCAGTGCGCCCAACATGAACCATGTCCTTCAGATCCTCGGATCCAACGAAGTCCATGTACATTGCTCCCTGAATGACGTTCTTTGTCTCACAGAAATCATTGAAGACTACTGGTTCGTGTGTGAAGAGCTTCTTGAAGACGTAGGGGTGTTGGAACTGTGCACCCACTGCAGTCCACTTGTCTCCGGTTCGAGCAATATAGACCGCATCATTGACGAGAATGAATTTGTCATATGTTCCTTCGTGCTCGAAATCGTAACCGTATTGCCTACCAAATTCGACAACGAAATCGATGATGTCTTGGTTGGCATTCGGGATCTTAATGGAGTCAGTCTTGATGTGCGCAACCTGGAATCCCTTCTCTTGAACAGCAACCTTCAGATCGACCATGAACAAAGCGCCACGCTTGGCTACGATGTTGTCCTTGTTGCGATTGTCTCGGAAAGCATTCTCAAATCGTGCACTCGTCAAACCGTAAACAGTATTGATTACGATTTTGAGGGCGTACGATAGAGCTTCACGATCTGCATCGCTGCCGCCCACAAACTTCTCGAGTTTACCTCCCAATAGCCTAGCGGCTGCCTCGTCATCCTTACGCTTAATTGCCATTCTCGCTGTTTTGAGATCGGCAAAACGCTCGGTGTATGGACCGAATAGGTTGAGACGCTCGATACTCGTCGGATGCATGGACGCAACGTCCAGAAGGGCGACGTTTTCATACACGCCGGGTTCTGCGTAGACGTAACCACCCTCACCAGTGACTTCCCCACGGTAGGTACTCTCCTTTCCATCGAACTTGTAGCCTGGGAACATTTCACTCAGATCCGTGTAAACAAACGCTCGCTGCGGGTTCCTGTCCTCACCGAAAATGATCTTGGCAGTGTGTGCTTGCGTCGTGTGATTGACAGACAACCCTGAAATTTCGGCAAGGATTTGCCGAGCGACGAAGTCTTGCTTACGTTCTTTGTGTGTAGTCTCTGTGCCGAGAACGTCGTTTACACAGTAGTCTACAATCTTGTCCCACATTCCTTCCGGAACAGGCTCATCCCACGGAATATCAAGTTCCATGTGAGGAACGTCGTACTCGATCATGAACTTCTTGAGCCCTTGCTTCTTGGCACTGTAGTCGTAGATATCCGCATACGAGAGGTTGTATGCTTCCCCAAAGAGCATCGTTTTGTCGTTCCCGCCAGCGATGATCTTCTGGCTAAGTTCGAAGAGCTGCTCCAACGAATATCCGAGATACCGAGCGTAGATGATGTGGTTGTCGTATCGCCGGCAGTTGAAGCCAACCAGCTTCATGGCGAACAGACCTTCCATCTCCTTCGGAGCCGGGTTGATCATTCGTACGACCGTATCCGAGTCTTCAGCTTTCCAACATACGACGAACAGGTTCGGGTATACCTCAACATCAAAGAAGACAATGGGGCCATCCCCCGGTTCAACTTCTTCCATGGAGTTCTGCCCAACAAACTGCATTTGCTGTACCAGCTTGATACACGCTGCAGCTTGGTTAGAACTCCTGGCAGCGAACGTGAGAATATCACTTCGCATGTCTCTTACGTCGTAAGACATACCCGAATTGTAAGCTTCTTCGAGGATGTGATGGATGAAATCGACAGAAGGCTTGGTGCCCGCATTGATCTCCTTGCGCAGATTCCTGATGATGAGTTCACGAAGCCCCCTTTCGGTCTTGATGCTCTTATCCGAGATCACGGGCTTCTCCTTCTTAGGCAAACCTCCGTCAAGAGGAGTGATGTTCATGTTGTTGCAAAGAGTCAATTTTCTCCGCAGGGAACTGTCCCCAAGAAGTGTCTTGACCTCGATTCCAACGTTGTACACAGAAGCCAGTTCTCGAACGTCACCCGTGTAGATATAGTGGAGGTGCAAGCCTTGTCCGCTCTTGCTTACCTCTGCATAAGTCGGTGGGAACTCTGCTGCCTTCTTCAGATTAGCCTCAAGGCTCTTGTTGCCATCTTCGTCAGTCAGATCAAGATCGATGACAATATGCTGCTCAGGAACCTTGACATAGTGCAACTTCGACGTGTCAATATCCGACAACGTTGTCGTGACATTGATCCACTTGTGCTCAGGTCGATCCTCTTCTTCGTGCTTGTACTGTGCCAACAGCCCAGGATATTGTACGTCGAAGACCGATGGTTGTTCTTGCAAGACGATCTCGTAGACGCCTTCTGGTTTGATCGGGATCTCGGCGGTTGGAGTGGAAGTGAGGTTCTTGAACCCCTGGTAATATGAACGGACATTGTGCCCGTCAATGCGTGCTCGCTCTTCGAACACGTAGAAGTAGTTTTTCAACTCTTCCCGAATCTTGTACTGAGGAAGCATCTTCTCGATGCCTGTCTCCTGGCAGTATGTCTTGTAGAGCTCCCAAGCTTGCTTCAAGGTAACGCCGTCTTGCTCCTTGAAGATATCAAAGTGTGCCTCGACGAAGTTGTAGAACACGTCTGTCTGGAGCATCATCTCAGTTGGGCGGTAACCACTGTAGTAGTTCCTACCCATCGTCGAATATACGTCCAGACAATGCTGAGCAATTGCCCCAAGTTCGCCGTTGACTTGCTCCATCAAACGATGATAGTGACTGTTCTCGATCATCTGCTGTGTGGGAATAACGTCGATCAGACGTCGGATGATGCCTGATTTGGCGTCCGAAATCTTGACCGGTAGGTTGGTTCCCATAAACAGAAACGCATTTGATCGAGATTCGACCACGGCTTTGTACTTCTCGTTGATCGGGATGATCTCATGAGCAACAATTGAGTTCAGCTTTGTATTGTCGTATATCCGGGACAGATCACCATCATGTTGAATGGCTACAAGAGGATTCGATTTGAAAGCAGATGCAGCAAACGAGTTGCCGCTAGCTGCCAGTTCTCGAGCGTCGAACACTGCTGTGTAGCCATTGAACATCTTGTGGATGATGTTGAGAATGGTGGACTTGCCGCTGGCCGGTGGACCATAGAAAACGAGGAACTTCTGGATGAACCTGCTATCACCAGAAACAACTGCTCCTATGGCCCACTCGATCTTGGCTCGTTCCTCTTCATTGAAAAGAGTCCCAACAATGGTGTCCCATGCATCGTATGGACCAGCAGCGAGAGAATATGAAAGACGCTTGGAGGCGTAATCCGTCTTCTTGACCTCGGTGTTGGCAAATACGAGACGCTCATCCAGATTGACGCTGTTACTACCACTGTTACGGATGAACCTCTGGAACTCATCCCACAGCTTTGTGCTGTTGATCTCCAACCTAGCTACGTCGTACGGTAGCCCAGTCTTCTTCTGCTGTTCTCTGGAATATCGCATGAGATCTGCGTCGACCAGACGTGCCACATCGTAGATGTTCTGTGACCAAAGTCCTCTCTGTTCGTCCCAAACAGCATAGAACGAACCAGACCTAGTCATTAGATCATTTGATGGACCTACTCGCCAATCAGGACGAATCTGAAGGGTACCTTTCTTCTCATTCTCTCGAATTACGATGTTATAGAAATCCAATACCCCTCCTTTCAGATGCCCTGGTCGTCCAAGTAGTCAAACAGCTGATACCAGAGTTCCCTCCTTCTTTGATCGCGTTTACATGGCTTGCGCAACGGAAACAAACCTCCGTCGCCACACTCGTCGTACTGTCTAGCCAAGAAGATATAGAGAATCTCCTCGATGTACGGTTCATCAGACCTACTTACTCCGCTGTATCCGTCAAGCTTGAGATTGATCATGAACTGCCAAAACCAGTCTCTCAGCGGCATGTCTGTCTGATATGAAGCCCGATCAGCAAATGCAATTAGCATCTCGAGTACCGAACATGGTTCTCCGAACCAGATCCGATCTTTTCGAACATATGCTGCAGTGCAGTAATACTCTCGGAGTTCCCGCCCATCCGCTGCTCTGTTCCTGTCCATACTCACAACCCAAGTGAACTCGGTGTTGTGAAGGATTCTAAACAGGTTGTAGTGGTGTGAGCCTGAGTTTTTGCGTACTTTTGCGCAAAGCCACTTGAAATATGTCTCTTCAAGAGGCTCAGCCATGGTTAGTCCTCGTCCCGGAACCTTCCGACTCGGGAGTGCTTCAGGTCTTTGGCTTCTGCTCGTTGCTCAGCCTCGTACCCGAGAACTTCCTTTGCGAAATGTCCTTCGTTACGACAAATCTCGTACTCGGCTCGTCGTTCGTCGTTGCGAATGAGAACGACGTTTGGATCCCCTGATCCGTGACCAAAGTTCAGCTCACCCGTCAACCTTTGGAAATCAAAGAGAGGCTCCTGCTCTCCTTCGACGACCACGGTTTCATCACCTTCGTAATATGCGAGTGTGGTCTGGGTGTAGTCGAACTCGTTTCTGTAGAACTCGTCTCGATGCAGGATATACGGCGTGCCGGGGTTGAGAGCTTCTCGAGCAGCAACTTCGATCTCCCAATCCCAGTTGCCATCATCGAAAACGTTAACATGAACAGGCTCGAAATCCGGTTCCTCGGTGTCTTCGTGAGGAGTGCCTTCTCGCAACTCTTCCTCGAACGACTTCTCGGAAATATCGTCCTCCAGATGCTCCTCGCCGAAGTCTTGAGGTCGCACGATGACGGTATCGCCATTTGGTCCAATCTCAGCATCCGTCTCCGGAATAACCGCTGGAGAATGGTATGCCTCTTCGTCGATGATCACTCGTTGCCTAGCCATTCCTTCTGTGTCGAAGAACTCATGGACTTCATCGTCTCCGTCACCTGCCAAGTAATCCTTGACCTCATCGTAAGAGACGTTGGTAAACTGCGCGTCCAGATCCTTCTCAGCCTTTCGCTTACCGAGAATATAACCTAGACCAACACCTCCTCCGAACGCAACAACGCCAACAGCCGATGGAATCGTCCAGGGGCTCTTGAAAATATGAGCAATGCGCTCGTTCATAACGGATCCCTCCTAGATCTTGTGGTACATTACGGTTGTGTCGATGTTGAACGTGAGAAGCTGACTCCATCCCAGAACATCTCGATTCTTGACGTTCAGATGATCCTCAAGCCCGAACGAAATATAGCCTTCCCCTGAGTCCACAGTCCAACCAAGAAGCTGACCATCGCTGGTTCGCTCATAGCCGAGTGACTCGTAAACGTCGTTCAGGAAGACATACCCGAAGGCATGGAGTCGCTGATTCCAGAAGTTCTGCTGAGATTGCAAGAAGAAACGGTTGTAATCTGGATCTGGCTTCCAGTTACCGCATTTCTGATCGAAGAATCGAGAATGACGCTCCGGATTTGCTGCAACCTTGATCTTTTGCTTCTTGCCATCTTCATCTGTGATAGTCTGCTCTTCGACTCCGAGCCAAATATCACTCTCCTTCTCATCGCCGACCTCCGCCCTGACACGCCCTCGGTACTCTTCGAGTGCCTGAGCGATACCAGCGTATGCAGCCGTGAGAGCAGCATTGCGACGAGAAAGCTGAACATGTGAACCTGTGAGTGCAGTAATGGATGCCGCTCCCACAACGAAAGCGGGACCATAAAGCTTACCTAGTTCTTTGCCTCCCTGGAAGTACACATGAGCCATCTCTCGTCGATGTTCAGAATCAGAATATCCGATTCCGTTTCTTTCAGCAACGTCAGGCTTTCGCTTCGCTCTGTCAAGATTGTCCTTCATCTGATCTAGAACTGGCTCCAGCTTCAGAGTTGCTCGACAAGCGAGAAACGTACTGACACACACTCCGGTTACTCCAGCAGCGAAGAAAATATGCGGCGAGTTCTTCTTCGTCTGCAACATGGTTTTACCAACTAGCCGTGTCACACCTGTAGGTACGAATTTCATCATTTACCCAACTTTCCTTGAGATTGAAGCCGTAGGAAAATGGCTGTGACCTGAGCCTCAGACATCTTCTTCACCTTGTCGGTCCAGTGCGGGTACACCTTTAGTAATGCTTCCCTTTGCTGATTCGTATCCACACCCAACCTCCTTTGCGTTAGATTGGCTCGGGGTCTGGAAGATCAATCACCCATCCGCTACGTACATCACGAATATCAACACCTCGGAGTTCCTCCCAACCCCACTTCTGATCTGTGTGAGGAGAAGGAAGTCCAACCATGTCGTTGAAGTCTCCGACAGAAACAACGTCGCAGACCTCGAGAACACGATACATCTCGTCTAGAACATCGACAGCATCTTCTCGTCTGGTGAAGATATAGTCGTTTCGGTTCGAGCGAGGATGTCGAGTGCGATCGATGTTGCTCGGTGGACGTGTACGAGAATCTCTGCGCTCGTCGCGACCACGATCGACGATTCCGCCGTACGTGATACGTGAACGCTCACCGAGACCACCACTTCGTCGTGCTGCACGGCTATCTCCGTAGACAAATCGATCAGCACCACGAGCAACACCGTCCACGATCATTCCCTTTGCTGCTGGAATCAGAATATCAAAGGCCACGTATGACCAGACAGATCTGATATCAGCCGCGACGAAGAGATCTTTGATCTTCTTACCGATGCCTCGCTTCTCGACTTTGACTTCGCCAGAGACGACCTTCTTGATGTTCTTCTCAGCCTTCTCTACCTTCTGCCGTCCGCCTTTCTTTTGAGCGTTGGAGTAATCCGTGCCCTTAGTCGGCTTAGGTTCTCTTGGATCGACGGCCTTCCCTTTTGGCTCATCTTCCTTCGGTTCTTCTTCGTCTGCCATAAAGGCTCCTTAAGTCGTAGGTGGAGTCGGGGGAGTAGGAGGAAGCGGAGGCTTCGGTTCTGCTGGGGAATCAGCACCGGCATCCTTCGCTGCTCTCTTAGCGGCATTCTCTGCGATTTCTTTGCGAACTCGCTCTGGGAAGACGCCAGTCAAGAAAGCGGCCGCATTGCCTTCATCCGAGAAGATCTCGTACATTAGCGCATTGTATGCAGCATGGGATTCGAAACCAGCGCGAATCTCAGGACTCTTGACAAACTGCTTTCCGTCAGGAGACTTCTCGCCATACGAAAGCAAGACAATGTTCTTCAACTCCGCAAACAGTCTTTTGTTGTCTTCAATTTTGACAAGCTCTTCCAACCACCCGGACATTCCGCCCTTGTGCTCGTGCTCTAGCTCAATGATCTCTGCTTCTGAGATGTTGAAGTAGAACTCCTCTTCAACATCCTGGTCATCAAAATCCTTGTACTTAATCGGTCGCTTGAGCATCTTTTTCCTTTGCTTTCTCCATGACGTCACGAAGACGTTCCATAAACGATCGGGCTTCCTCTTCTGTGGTGCACTCTTCGAGAACTTGTCCCATGATCTCGTAGCTGGTCGGAAGTTTGTACACCTCACGAATCTGCTTCTCAGCAAATATCATGGCGTCCCGACGAACTGGAGCATCTACTGCCAAGATCTGTGTGCCGTCTGGAACGGCTGCAGCTAATACGAACCAAGTCAAATATGCCGTCCTTTCATCTGGCAAAACCAGAGTGCATGCCAAAGCACACACTCTGGTAATGGTTTACTGTCGGTTCAGAAGGAACTTCGTGACACCCTTTCTGGTGAAATGGTCGGCAGCGAATCCTGCGATTGTGCCCAACACGAGCACACCCAGCTTCTGCATGGGCGGAAGCTCGATGGCAGCGATTGTGGTTTCATCCATTCAAATATCTCCTCTAGAGTGGCTTCACGTAGTTGTAGTCGAACGCTAGGCATGGGTCCTTACCCTCAGCAAGAACAGACGTGAACTGAATATCCATCAGCTTGTCTGCATCCCACCCAAGGCTGGAAGATACTGACGTGTGATCTAGACCGATGATGTCATAGAACTCACTCAGCGTTACCCAACGTTCTTGATTGACTCTTGCATTGATGTCGTTCCTGGCTTGCTTGAGCGTTTCCATCTCGCTCTGGAAATATCGCCCGGTGTACAGCTCACAGCACAGAACATGACCCGTGCCCATGACAACTAGCCCAGAAGGCGGAAATTTGTCTACCCTATCTTGAGCAATCTTGTCACGAACTTTCTGTTCTGGCCCCTTTCCGATCTGCTCTACGACCTTTTCTCGGTATTCTGAGAAAGCTCGTTCAGCGACCGTATACGCCGTGACAGCAGCCGTAGTCCGACGAGTATTAACCCTTTGAGCACCAAAAATGCAAGCAATCGTGATGGCACCCGAAGAGGCTGCTGGGATGTAGAGCTTCCAGACAAGTTGTACACGCTCCTTGATTCGTTGCTTGCGAACATTAGAGATGCCGCCTCGGCTCTCACTCTCATCCACAAGTCTCGTGGCAGTGACGGTTGCCTTTCCAGTCAAATATGCGGTTGTAGCAACACCTGTGATCCCGAAGGCGGTCAGGATTTCAGGTGAATGCGATTTGAGCGTTTTGATTGTTCTGTCAAAAATAGCTGGTGTTGTCAACGGGCTTCCGTCCTTTCATCAGACAAAATGAAATGAGAAGTCTAGGGTTCACAGCCCAGCGCAAACCGTGATTAGCGATCTCTCGATCGCACCGGACGGGTAGCAACTTTTGGTTTGTTGGTGCTACACCTGCGTGTCTCGTCCTCTTCTCATTACAGTGGATGTAGATCCTGCGTTACTCCTTAGTATTTCCATCACGTTGTGTTTGGACCACCACAACGTCCGCATCGTCTTCATCCTTCTTGAATCGCTTCGCCACGATAACCATTGCCTGCATCACGAACACGGTCGCGACGTTGGCGGCGATAACAGCTCCGAAGAGACCGACGGCAACCTTCTTCGGAATATGAATCGAGATCCCATCCTTGTACATCTCGACGGCTTCTTGTGCTAGCTCTTCTTTTTGTGCGTTTGTCATTAGTCCTCCAAATATGAGACAAAAAGAGAAGCGCTGTCTATACAGACAGATCTTCTTCTCATTACAGTGCATGTATTTTCTGCGTGAAAATGAGAATGCTTGCGCACTCTCACTTTGGATCACTTCTACTTGTTCCTTGACTCGCGGCAGAAAATCCAGATAAGCCAGAGGCCTCCTGTTGCGCACACCATGATGATGTCGAACAGAAAGCTCCGGATCCTGTACTTCTTCCTCTTTGCCATTAGAATCTCCTTTGTAGTGGTTCCATAACAAACCATGTAAAAGATGCGAGAGAAAATGAGAATCCTTGCGGACTCTCACTTTGGGGGATTGCTCTTCTACTGCTCGGGGGTATCCGAGTTGGTCGACTTCTTCGCGACGACGGCCAGGGCAGCAGCGCCCACGAGGGCGGCACCTGCGAAGGCGATTGCCTTGCGGATGCGGCTCTTGGTGGCGCGGCCCCGGATCGTCTCGGTGATGTCGTGGACTTCACTCATGATTGCTCCTTGGTTGTAGAGGGGTATTCCTCATAATAGAGCGTGTAGAACTTGCGTGAGAAAATGAGAATGCTTGTGGGCACTCTCACTTTGGATCATTACTCGGCGGTCACTGGGGTGAACGTCTGGCTGGCCTTCCGGGCAGCGAGCTTGTTCCGGACCTTCCTGAACCCCACCACGCTGACAGCGACGATCGCCACGAAGGCGATGCCACTGACGAACGCAGAGGTGTTCGAGTTGGTCTGGTCCTGCTCGTTGGTCTCGGGGGTCTCCATTGTTGGCTCCTTTGATTGACGGTCTTGTTCCATAATACAACATGTAGAATTTGCGCGTGCGAAATAACCGTTAAATCAGCGGATACCCCTCTAGAATGCGTTCTAAGCTGTTTGAGCAACTTTCGGGGATCAACACTCATGAATGGATCACCAAATCGATTACAGAGGAATCTAGCTGGGTGTTTTTTCAAAAAGTTGCACGAAAATTTCCCCCCGGGGATTTTCAGAGGAGAAAAAAGACCAATCGTCGTGAAAATTGCGTTTTCAGCCAGAAAAGCATAGAAGCCATGTAATACTCTCTCGAATATCACACGGCTTCTATGCTTTCATCTACTTCTGGTGGTCGTACTAGGTCTTCCCTGTTCTGGTGAACGGGATCGGCACCTTCGTGGTCATCACATGCTTTTGCTCATATGCGATGATGGCGAGTGCGATCAGGAAGTTCCCGACGACAATTGCGAGTGTGTCGCGGCTAACGGGCGGAAGCTTGTTCTTCTTCTTCAGCTCGTGTAGACGCTCCAGATAGCGCAACAGCGTGGGGTACTTCTCCGAATCTACTCCTTCATCATGCATCTTCCGCGTGACAGCAGTGATTTCCTTGTCAATGTGCTTTTCCGGTTCTTTGTTCCAGGAAAAATTCAGCATTTCCATCCTTTCTGTAGTCTCCGTTATACACGACGTATAGTCTGCGTTCACCCTTGGGGTGGGGCAGCCTCTAGAGGTCGGTCGCGGTGGACCACTTTACGGAACGAAACGCTGTCTTTGAGCAGAAGTGCATCCGAGTCCTCGTTGAGAGCCAAACGGATGGTTGCTCCGTCTTCACCCTCTTCAACGATCATCTCGCCGTCGAAGGCTAGGCCCAGTTTCTCGAATGTGGCCGCACTGATCTTCAGGACGATGCCCAAGAACAGCGCAACAGCTGCCAGACTGGCAGATACCTTCTCGGCGGATGGAATACCCCAAATACCAGCAAGACTGACATATAGAGTTCCCAGACCAGGAAGAATCAGCTGAACCAAGTTCTTCAGGAAGTTATACGCTTTTTGACTTAGTACGAACATGTTCTCTCTTTTCTAGATGGGCGCAAGTGTAGGATAACCACTTGCACCGTTTTCATCTTCGATCTCGACGTATTCGCTGACAACCCTCTTCGAGGTCGCATTGTAATCGCCGTCAACCATGATTGTGTCGCCAACTTGGTAGTCGCGACGATATACCGCTCTTCCTGCTTTCTTTGAGACGTCGATCTTGGTGATATCAACACTTTTCTGACCAGCAAGCGCTAGAATACCACGCTGCTGCATAGCGTTCTGAACATTGGTCAAATCTCCGCCAGTAGGCGCAACAGAATATGTGTTGTCGATGTCATTAGCGTCGACGAACAGCATTCTACGAGCCATACCTACTGCTGCATGGTCCACAAGCACCTGGATCCACTTTCCAGAAACAAGAGCGCAGTTCTTCAGTAGTCTACTGCTCCAGAGGTAGTCAGCACTCTCGACCTCTCCAGAGTCATAGGAGAACACCAGCGAAGCGCTTCTGTCAATGCCCTTGTGGATGACAACGGACATATCCACACTTGAAGAACCGGCTGGATTCAGAGGACCAGGCCGAAAGACCCGAATTCCCAAATCCTCGATCTCTAGAAGCTCCATGAGCCGAGAATATAGCTCCCCTTGCTGTACTGATCTCTGAATCGAGGTCCCGGAGGTCGCCGCTTGCGCGATGACCTGTAAATACGGAATCTCGTTGTCGTCATCAATCAGTAGAGAAGCCAAGACGTGGTTCTGAATGAGATCACGGGCTTGGATCCAGAGATAACCGGCAGTCAATGTGTAATCGGTAACGCCCGTGTTGAACGGAAGGGTCTTGTTGCTTCCAACCACTCGGTTCTCGAAGAATGCCTCGAACCCGCGGCCGGAAATGGAGATCATCGATTCTTTGTCGCGATCCTCGTTGATCTCGTGGTCTTCGACGATCATCACTTCGCTGGTGTCGACATGCGAGACGAAAGCCCCGATTGGAAGCAGCTGTTGGAGCCCCAACCTCACAGGCCCAACAAGTTTGAACTCTCCAGCCTGTCGATATCTCTCGACCCACAACTTACTCTTGAGTCCGTTGATGATCACCCCTCGTTCCATCTTTGTTGGCGCGGTAGGGTTCGTGAACTTGAAAATATCCATGTCATACCCCCCAGTATGTCGGGTAGTACGAGATGGCATCCCAATCCACACTAGCTCCATTAGCCAAAGCGAACTTGTTCTCGCCAGGAAATAGAATCGGCCAAACTGACCCCGAAGTGATCACATCCGCAAGCTGAATTTTGGTTGCTCCACGCATGATGTACAGATACTTGTCGTTGTACTCGCTTGAAAACCAAAGAACATCGTTTGTGAGGAAACCACCAACTGGTGAAACGGTGAAGTTCCAACCAGCATCGTCTGGATCCGTCACGACAAGTGAAGCAACGTTCGCGTCATAGGAAAGCTGGAACTTGAAGCCATGCTGCTTTGTCGACAGGTCGTTTTCAATGATGGTAAGCGTCGGATCCAACCCAATCACGTTCAGTGACACCGGAGCAGGAGCCTTGAGCTCTGGTTCATCACACTCAATTGTGATCTGAACTTCTGGACTCTTTGAGAAGTGAGACGCCTCCAGCTTCTTGACCGTACCGGAGATCGTAGCGACAACGGTCTCATCTTCCTTGAACCAAATATGCATCAAACCCTTCCTCGACGAGGCGATCATCCTGTAGAGATCGTCACGAAGAGTAGCTGGAGTTTGATCGTTTGCGTAGTCTGGGTTCAACTCGATCAGAGCGGCAACATCCCGCTTGACCATGACCAATTCGCGGTAACCTGAGCTTCCGGGTCCATACGACCTTGCAACGATTTCATCGGCATCTAGGCCGGTGATTCCTTTCACGTTGTAAGGATTCTGCCTCGTAGGATCCCGGAAGCTCAGCTCGCAAACAGCGGAGGAACCTTCGGGGTGAAGTTCAACACTGGTGATTCTCATGCTACACCCAGTTCCTCCTTTGCCAAAGCGAATTGGCTCTTGGTTTGACGGTAAATGTCCGCAGTGGAAAGTGCCTGTGGCGAATAGTTGTTCTGGATGAATGTGTTCTCCACTGGTCCATTTGGTTCAGGCGTCTCATCACTACTGCCATTTTGAACGTTTGACTCAAAGGCTAGAACCCTTGCTCGTTCAATCGAGACATCTGGAATGATAGATGCTACATCCATCATCTTGTCCAGGTTTGTTGCTTCTTTTCGTACTTTGGACAGGTCCAAGACTGGTGTGATCACCGGATTGAGGTCATCCAGAGCAGGGAGCGAGGCGGTAGCCTTCCCCAATGACTTCTGGAAGATGTCAACCACATTACTGGCAACCATCTGGGCTTTCTTTTCAGGCACTTTGCCTTTCGACTCGATACCACCAGCCCAACCCATCATGGTAGCCTTACCAATCTCACAGAAGACCTTGGACGGTCCACCAATGCCGAGGAAGTCCATCGCTCCACCAACAGCATCGCCGGCAATGCCTCTGATCTTATTGACGACGTCGCCTGCTCGGGCACCAAGGCCACCAGTGATACCGTTGATGATAGCGCCGGCAAGTTGTCTGCCTGCTTGGCCAATCTCTTCGGCATGCCTGTCGATAGCTGTCCTAAGCTTCCTGAGGAAGTCCAAGAGGATCTGTGCCGCTTTGTCGACAGTGAACACGATTGCATTACCAATGGCGTTCATGACATGCAACCCTGTAGTGGCGATTGCATTGACTGCCCTGGTCGAGTTACTACGAACACCACTAAGGAAGTCGATCAGCGCGTCTGTACCCGCTGTGACAATCTTACTAGCGTTTGCACCAACGCCATAGATGAATTGAGCAACCATCGTGCTCACAGCCTCGACAACCTTGATTGCGTTGTCTGTAATACCAGACAGGAAGTCGATCAAAGCGTCAACACCAGCAGTGATGATCTTGTTTGCATTCTCACCCATTCTTGTCACAAACGCAACAACAATCGTGGTAACCGCGTCAGCAACCTTGAGAATGTCTCTGGTGACGCCAAACAGAAACTTCACAAGCAGATTTGCACCAGCAGAAATGATCTTACTCAAGTTCTGAACAATGCCGGTCACGAATTCGATGACAATGTCCGTAGCTGTGGTGATAACGTCACTGATGTTCTGAACAACGCCAGCAAGAAAATCAACCAACAGTTTGATTCCAGCAGCTACAACATCGCCAGCTCGTTCACCGATCACGCCAAGGAACGACTGCAGAAGATCCACGGCCGCATTGACAAGATCTGAAGCTTTGTCAGCTAGACCTTGCATGAGATTGACCAAGATCTCAGCACCAACAGTCACTAGCTCTTGAGTGTTATCACGGATTCCACGCATGAAGTCCATGAGAAGATTGAACCCAGCCTCAATGATCTGTGGTGCAAACTCCTCTAGAAGCCCCAACATCACCGTAAGGATTGCGCCGAAAGCCTCGCCAATCTTCGGAGCCAACTCGATTACTGCTTCGAGCAGCTCAAGAAGGACGACCTTCAATGCCTTGATGAGAGTTGGTGCAGCTTCTGCTAGATCTGTGGCGGCCGCGACGACGACTCTTGCAATCGCGATGCCAATCAGAGGAGCACGAGCAACGAAGATGGCAATCATCTCGATGAGAACCTTCATCGCGTCAACACCGACCTTGCTTAGAAGCTCGAGTGCTTTGATAGTCAAATATGCGCCTGCTCCGAACAAAGCGAAGCCTGCACCAAGCAAACCGATGGCGATACCTAGACCAAGCATAGCCGGAATTACTGGCGTCAGAAGATATGCCGCGCCCCCAAGAAGGGCCAAGACGGCAGCAAGACCAACCAAACCAATGATCAGTTCCTTGATGTCCATCCTGCCGATTTCTTGAAGAACCTTTGACATGATCAACACTGCGCCAGCGACAATGATCATAGCAGCCGCGCCAGCCATAGCCCCCGTCATCGCGTTTGTCGCGACTACCAGAATGAGCATCATGGCAGCAAGACCACCAATACCCTTTACCATCTCCCCAAGGTCCAAATCGGACATGGATTTCACAGCCTGAGCCATGATGAGCAAAGCGGCGCTAACCGCGATAAGTCCGACACCAATGGCGATCATTCCGCCAGCGGGCATCGTGTTCGTGATTAGAACGATGGCACCGAGCCCAAGTGCTACGCCAGTTAGTCCCTTGGCGATATCTGTCCACGACATAGTTGCAAACGCTTGCATAGCGTTGGCAAGAATACGCATACCAACCGCGATGGCGATGATGCTAATACCAGCTTGAACCATACCTTCAACCGGCATGAAATTCATTGCGGTAACCAACGCTGTGAGACCACCGGCAACGCCGATAAGCCCCTTGGCAAGCTCTTCCCAACCCATGGTTGCAAACGCTTGCATAGCATTGGCAAGAATACGAAGAGCTACCGCAATAGCGATCATAGAAATACCGGCTCTGATGAGTCCAGAAGTGTCGCTGGTCAACAGGTTGATCCCTGTAATCATGATTGCCAAACCACCGGCGACACCGATAAGCCCCTTGGCCAGCTCACTCCAACTCATCGTGGCCATGATCTTCATAGCTGCAGCCAGAATAACCATAGCTCCTGCCAGAAGGATCATTCCAGCCGCGACGACGCTGAATCTGAATGCACCGGTCATGGATGTCAGTTTCTCAATGGCTACCATAGCGCCAATCAGCTGAGCAAACCCAACAGACATAGCTACCAACGCTTTGGTGAGATCGGCAGAGTTGATCATAGAAAGACCAACAAGCGCGAGAGTTAAAACTCCCATCGCGATGGCAATCTCCATTAGAGCCTTAGCCTTCAACTCTGTCTGCATAGCCTTAAGAACACCGGTTGTCTGGGTGAGAATACCATTGATCTTCTCAATGATGTTGCCGCCCAGGTTACCGAACCCGTTCTTGAAGAAATTCCGGATCATCAAAGCGATACCACCAAGGAAAGCTACGTTGAAAATATCTAACGCACCCTCGAAGTCATTTTGATTCATCTCGGACTTCATGCTGTCACCAAGTTCACGGAAGAACTGAGTGATGTAATTCCAAAGATCGCCAATTGCTTGACGCACACCTTCGGTCTTCTCGACCAACCAGTCCCATGCATCACCAATTGACTTGACCATTTCACCTACACGTCCCAGACGATCGTTTACACCGTCAAGAGCGTCTGTCTCACCGCCGCCACGAAGGGCATCCATGAGACCACCGATTCCTTCGACGAGCTTATCGATGAATTCGGCTGGCTTTCTAATACCTTCAATGAGTGTATCGAAGAAATCCTTTATGCCTCCATCAACAACAAGCGTCTTTCGAAGGTCGCTAAGACCACCAGCAACCTTTGAGATGAGTCCTGCACTTGGGCCACCAAGAGCATCCACAATTTCTCCAAAGATTGCCTTGATAACACGAGCAAGACCCTTGATGATCTCCCAGCCAATTGAAATAACCGAGAAGAAACCCTGAAAACCCTGCATGATCTTTGGCATCCAGTTCTCAGTCAGCTCCCGAAGCCTCTCAGTGAAATTTGCAAAGCTTTCAGTCATGCTGAACAACTCAGCCGAAGTGGTCTTGGGGAAAATGTTTCGGAACGCGTCCTTGACCGCTGTGAAAACGTTACCCAACGCCCCGAAAGCGTTCTTAAGTCCTTCGATGAGCAGTGTACGCCCACCCATGAACTTCCACTCAGCCAGAAGCTGGTTACGAGCGTCTGCCGACTTGGAAACAAAGCCACCAATGGCATTGTTGATCTCGGTGAAGAGCTTCTTTGACTCTGCAAAGTCGCCGATAACCGTACGGAAGGTCATTGACCAACCTGAACCAACAGCCTCTTTGACAGTGCCGATAAGCTGAGTCAAGGTCTTGACCTCAGTCGCGGCAGCAACACCGAGCTTACCTAGGTCAACCATCTCCTGGGCAGCAGCATCACTGAAGCCAAGTGCGGAGAGTGCTGATGCATCAAGCTCGCCAGAGAAGGCACCCAACGACGTCTTGAGAACGTCGGCGGTGATCCAACCCTTCTGCATCTGCTCACGGAAGGTACCACCCTTCTTCTCCCACTCCTCAAACGAGGCACCAAGAGGAACATCTGTGATGGTACCCATCGCTTTACCTGTCTCGAACAAAGCCTTCTTGAAGACCTCACCACCCATACCGGCGTTGACCACCGAGTTCCAGTCCATGAGGCTCACCTTGCCTGCAGCAAGGGCCTGAGAAAGCTGGTACATGGCTGTAGAAGCCTGATCTGCACTTGAACCAGAAATGGCAGCCAGGTTGGCAATGCCCTTGATCGCGTTGGTTGAATCCTGAAGATTCACACCAGCGGCCGTGAAGGTACCGACGTTTCTAGCCATCTGCGAGAAGTTGTAGATGGTCTTGTCCGAATAATGATTCATCTCATCAAGAGCCGCGTTAACGTCTCGCAGGTTCGACCCGTCAGATTTGGTGTTAGCCAAGATCGTCTGGATCGAGTTCATGTTCGTTTCAAACTCTTGGAAGCCAGAAGTAATCGGAGCCAATGTGAACGCTTTGACAACTGACAAACCGGATGTGAACGCTGCTTGAGTGATCTGCGAAAGAACGGTGAGAGCCACGGTAGAGAGCGCCAGGAACTTTCGGCTGACATCTTCAAGGCTGGTCCCCATAGGATTTACATTGAAATCCTTGGCTGCCTTGGAGAGATCGCCCATGCTCTTCTGACCAGCAGCGAAATCAAGGCTAACGCGAAGCTTGTCGAGGCTTCGAATCGTCTCTTCCATCTTCTGTTGGAACTTGACGTTGTCAAACTTCATTTCGACAATGCTATCGTCTACACTGCTCATGATCTCACCTTCTTCCATAGCTCTCGTTGGATTGTCTCAAACACCGGCTTCATTGCAGGGTTGATAAAGTCTCTACCCTGAATATAACCGCCATTTCTAGTTGCATGACCGTACTGAATGAGGATCACAACAGGCACGTTAGACACGCCGGCTGGATTAGTATTATACCATTCGATTCCTGGCCATCTGTGGTTACGAATAACCCGATACTGCCAAGAACCAGCGCTCACTCCAGAGTCTATTGGTGTTGCTGCATTGAGAGCATCGACACCCATCTGGCCCCACCGTTCCAGGTCTCTGAACAACTCCCGGTTATGAAGGCTTTCTAGCCATTCCCTAGTTCGTTTGAAGTTTCCCTTGTGCTCGATGGCAAACATGATCAAACCAACTGATCGCGCATAGTGTACAGATCATCAGTCAAATATGTAATGTTGACATCATCCAGGATCCACTTACCGGGTTCATCACCTTCCTCAAGAAGGCCTTCGATTGGGGTGATCGCAGTGAACGTGCCGTCGCCATTGTCAATGATCTTCCACTTGTAGCCGTAGTACAGGCTGTTGACAAAGTCAATCAAGGGAATCATCGCAGGAATAGTCAAATCGGTTCCGTAGAGAATTGCTTCATATTCCGCGAGAAGATCGGGGTTTACAGCTCTTGAATCCAGCACAACGTACGCCGTCGGCTTTACACCAGGAGCATGTTCTGGGACAGCGCCAATGCCCCATTCGAAGTTGGCAATGTTCGGTGCGTCTGCGAGTGTGGAATATGTCTTGTCGCTTGGCACAGCCGAAACATTGTACAGAAGATGGAGTTTGTAACCGGAATCTTCATCTAGATCGTCAGCAATTCTCGTACGCCAACACAAGCCAAACAACTTCGGTCGTTGATGACCAAGGAAAACACCAGCGCTAGCTTCACCCATTCCTTCAAGTTTGCTCATCTCATCGGGATAAGTGATTGCTTTCACAGTCCCGAGAAAGGAACCAACTGAAACAAGATCGTTGATCTTGGAGCCATCGAAGTACACCGGGTTAGATTCACCGTCGTGCTTTTCGATAACCTCGACAAGACCGTTCCAAGGAACTGCTCCACCTTCCGGAAGGTACAAGACACCTTTGTCTAGACCGGACTCGTACGTACGACTTCCTACTTCATCCCAAATAAGCGTGGACATGACCCTCCTTTCATCCCTTGGTGCCTAGTTCGGCTCTTCTACGATCGTTAATCTCCTTGTTCCTCTGAGCCATCTCATTCCTGGACATGCGCTTTGGCTTCGAGGTCTTGACGTTGGCAATTCGAATGAGAGCAAAGAGTCGATTCAAATGCCAAGTTTCACAAGTGAACGGAATGTTGAAATTCACCATCCACCAATAAACTAGCTCTGCTGTGATGATTTCGCCCTGACCCCGACGCTCTGGCATATGTCCAAAAGTTGTCGCCGTTTGGTTCGAGTCAATGTAGGCTTGAACCGAACTAAGAAACTCTTGAGACAAGTCATCCAGAACGCCGGGGTCAAAGTTGGGCGTTATCACCATTGCTCTGATGTAATCGTATACCTCATCGACTGTTTTACGACCTGGGAGAAGGAACGGCTTTTCGTATTTCGACTCCCATTTTGACACAGAGAGCAAAGAATGCTCGAGTTCTAGAGTGACATCCGGCTTCGGCGGAATGAATTCGTTCTTACCTTCATTCCACAATTCTTCTCCTTTGATGACCACTCTAAGCATTCTCTACCTCCATTCAAAAGATCAGGCGAAGACGATCGTCCAATCATCATCGCTGTTCGGCGGGAAGACAAAGCCTTCCAACGGTCGAGCGGTAACGACTGTCGTCTCAGTGATCGGGCCATAGGCACCGGCCGGCACAACCTCACCGTCGACGAGGTACTCGACGCCAGTGGTGGTCGGGATGGTGATGATGTCGGTGCTTGCGTTGTAAGCAGGCTCAGTCGGCATACTGGACTCCGTAACACCCTCGGAGATGATGGCAATGACCTCAGCGGGGAGAGGCAGCCGAGGTGCGACAGCATCATCCCCATAGAGAATCAGCTCAAGAGCAGCAAGCTCATCAGCACCGACCTCAGTCGAATCAATCGTGAGGATCGATGTCGGCCGCAACGGCTTCCCACCAATCATCACACCAGGAACCGGCACCGGAATGGTGGCGACCTCCCAGCTGAACTGGATGGCCTCAGGCGACTCGTTGATGCTGGAGAAAGCCTTCTCGGAAGGACTAGCAGTGCAGCCATACACGAGCTTCAGCTTGTATCCGTAGTCATCACCTTGGAGGTCATTGCCCTTCAGAGTACGATAGGACAAACCAAAGCCCTTGCGGCTCTGTTGTCCCACCGTGACACCCGGAGTGGGCACCGCAAGTCCATCGTACTTCTGGAACTCGTCGGGGTACGTGAACGCCTCGATTGTAGCAGCGAACTGCTCAGCCGAGATCAGGTTCAGGTACTTCATATTGTCTGCATATTGCGGGTTTGCCTCAGCACCAGATGGAGTCTCAGAGACGGTCACAAGACCATTCCAGGCTACGCCATCGACGTAAGCCCCTGACTCATCCGGCTCGTAGAGGACACCATGATCAACGCCGGTCTCGTAAGTCCGTTCGCCAACCAGGTCCCAAGCGAGTTTGACCATTTGCTTGTTCTCCTTTTAGAAGTAGAGATTGAACACGTCGTGATTGAGGCTTTCGGTCGTGAAGAAGCGATCAAAAGAACAGTAAGGAAGCTTCGCCACTGTAGAGGGAATCTCACTATCAACATCTTTGGTGATTATCGTCAGAAGATAGCGTTTCTTTCCCTTATACTGTACATTATCCGCATACTGAACCCGAATGTCATCCCTTTGATAGCGAATGCATGGATACAGCATTTGAAGACTAGGAGGTGGTTGAAAATAGACGTTCTTGGAGCCTTCTGGCATAAGACTCAGCAAGAGTTCATGCAGAGCATCACGCTTTGGGTCCATTATACACCTTCCCAATGTTCAAGATGAGGCGGGGGTGCCGAACTTCCACAGTGGGAACAGTCCAGTACACCCCGCCCCATCGCACGTACTTGATTAGGGCGAAGTGTTCGACGGCAAATTGATCGGCCACGATGCTAATCGAGTTGGCGACAGTGATGTCAGAATTGACTTGATCGCCAGGCTCAAGGTTTCGTGTATTGCGAATAACATCGCCGGTGTATGTTTTCTCCGTGATTTGGTCCGACCACTTTCCGGATCCCGGAGGTGTCTCTACGGATTTCCCATAACCGACTACTCCGTGGAACCGTGCCATCTTAACTCCTTAATGCTCACGCTTCGGGACGGGTGAAGCTCCAGTCATCGACGGTGCTGTCGGCGAAGTACTTGCCGCTGGCGGGCGTTGCGTGGACGTTCAGGGTCTCACCCTCGGCCAGCTCGTACGGCGAGCCAGCGTTGTCGATCACAGCGTCCGTGTCGAGGTTGCGGTACACAACACCAGTGGTGTTGACGATCGTGACTTCACCGGACTCCGGATCGAAGGTCGGCGAGGCCGGCTCAACGAGCACGTCCGTACCGGCAACCTTCTTGACCACGAGAGCCGACTTCAGCTTGGTGAGCGCACCAGAGCACCGACCCTCGATGAGATACTTGTACTCGTTGTAGTCGATGTCGAAGTCGTCAAACATCGAGACCTCGCCGCCGGCGTTGGAGCCAACCGCGTAGTCAGCCGGGTTCACAAGAACCGCGACGATGTCCTCATACTCCTCCATGACCTCAACAGCCACGATCTCCGACACCCGAAGCTCCGTGGCCAGCTGATCAAGGCTCGTGTAGAGCCGGCGACCAAGCGAGTCACGCTGGGTGAGGAACATCGCGATGTAAGTCTCCGTGGTGAACATGGTCGGCAGACCGGAGCCACGCAGGTGCTTCCTGCTCAGCGCGATCTTGTCCGAAACCTCGCTCATGTTGGAGCTTGCATCGTTGATATTGACGTTGACTGTGGTGGTGTACAGCTCGTGATCAGAGACGATTGGGCGGATCTTCTCTTCGTTGATCTTGTCCTCGTGATCGCCGGCGCGGCCATCACCAAGGAGGATCGCACGGGCGATTTCCTCGTCGAGCATCTGACGCATCTCAGCCTTGAGCCAGGCCACCACGTCGAAGTCAGTGATGTCGATCATGTCATCGCGATCGAGCTTCTGCTTCTTGTACACGGTGGTGGGCTCAGTGACCCGCTTCAGAACCTTGAAGAACTCTTCCTTCTTCAGGCTGCCGGTAATGTAACCCTTGGCGCGAGCCTCAGGCACCGTGATGTCCGCCGAGAGGGTCTTGATCCGGGCAAACGGGCGCTTGGTGATGCCACCCATCAGCTTGCCAACCCACTCAACACGACGGCTGAGCATCTCGGGAGTGTTGGAAATGGCCTTGGCGTCCGGGAACAACGTGTCGATGTCCTGGATACCATGCTCAAGGTGCTCCTCGGCGTAAGCCTCGACAGCGTGCTTGAGCGAACCACCCCGCTTTGCCTCAGCCTTGATGGCTTCAAGGTCGGAATGAGCAAGGGTGTTCTTGCTACCAGTACCCCCCTTAGCATCTTTCTCGAACACGTTGTGTCCCATTGATTCTTTGCCTTTCTTGTCGTCGTTGGCCTCGTCACCGAGGTTGCTGTGCTCTGCCGAGGTCGACTCGAGGGCCGTGCCGACCATGAAATACACCACATCCTTCTGATCATCACTCATGGACTCGAAAACGTCCTGAATGGTAGGATCTTCGGCTGCGTGCGCAAGCTGAAGCTGACGCTCAACCTCGGTAGCAACGCGACCGTCGAGGTCATCGTCACCAGCGTCGCCTGCAGCAGCATCATCTTCCAGATCCTTCGGAAGCTCCGCATGCTCGAGCTTCAAACCGGTGGTGATGATTGCCTCATCCTCAAGCGTCTCCAGCTCATCATCTTCAGAATGACGAAGTTGAATGTTCTTGATGACTGCGCCAGGGTTAGCGCCAGAGAGCACGAGGCTGACCTCACGAATTGCTCCGTGCATCACCCTCTTGGACCGCTCGATGAGATCGTTGGCCCAGATGGACATCTGATTGATATCCTTGTGCTCTACTGCCTGCTTGGCATGCTTCGCCTTCGGTGTATCGTTGAAGAAGGCATAGCAGTACACACCCTCGTCTCGGTTCTCGAGAAGCACATGACCGAGAACGTTCTCAACGTCCTTGTGCCCATGCTGCCAAACGAGCGGAACCTGCATCGTGTCCTGATGCTCGAAAGCATTAGGATTGATGGTTCGTCCGTCAGTGCATTTCACGTCGGCTTTGGTTGCCCAGCCGCTGAAATCGCATTTCATGTTGACGTTCCTTTCTTAGGATCGGCGGCCTTTTGCAGCCGTGGGTTTCGATGCTTCTTTTCGAGCGCTAGTTTCGGATTTCTTCAAAGAATCACGAGCAACAGCGATTCGAGCGCTAGTTTCGGATCTCTTCAAAGAATCACGAGTGGCGGCGAGTCTATCCAACACATCGTTGATTCGTCTCTCCAATGGAAAATCCATACCGCCACTAGCTTTTGACTGCTCCGTAAGTTTAACGAGAACAACACGAAGCGTTTCAAGTCGAAGCTTCAGAGCTGCAACTTTAGCCTGCGTCTCCTTTCGATGTTGTGCTGGGTTTTTTATCCCAGACGCGACTGGTTTCTTAGAGCCAAGCGATCTACCTTTGGCAACTGGTTTTATTCCAGCAGTTCTTCCCTTTAGCTTTCTTGTTTTCAGGTAGTATTCGCGTGCTTTAACTGGATTATAGCCTTCAGCATAGTGCGCGACGACTTCCTCCACATGAGACAAAGGAATATTGCCGTGGTCAAGAACGAACTCTTTTCCAAGCTCATTCATTAGGCGGCTCACCCCCAAACTCAGTAAGAATGTCGCCGATTGTTGAATCTAGATCATCCAAAGCAGCTGTGGTACCAGCGTCATCTTCCGCAGAAGTCCCAACATTAACCGTGGTTGTACCATCAGGCATGTTGGGATTACCAAGCTTATCTGCCTTTGGATCCGGCGAAGGCTTCATGCCGATGCCACCTCTGATCTCATTAGAAGTGATGACCTCGTTACGAGTCAGTTTGTCAGCAATTTCGGCAAGATCCTTCATGGTAACCAGCTTGAACGGGTCGATGAAGTAGAGAATACGTTCATTACGCCGCTTTCCAGCAGGCCCAAGGAACGATCTCTGCATGCTTTCGACAATAGAATCAACAATCGGTTTGATTGTTCGATTCTGATAATTGAGCATGGTCTTTTCGTCTGCTGTACCATTCATTACTTCCTCTGTGATACCAAGCTGTCCATACAACATGGTTGTAAGGAACTCAATGGCCTTCATGAGGTTGTTCTCAGCAGGACGATTCAGCTGGATGATCTTTTCGGTACCATCGACGTAAGCAATTCCGTACTTACTTCCCGTCAGCTGCATTTCAATATCTGTGCGACGCATCTCTGCAGCTTCTCGCTTTGCCTCTGTCTTGATGGCATATGGCAGCTGGATAATGATGTCCAACTTACCAGAGCTTGCCTGCTCATCAACAGCATCAAGCAGCGTGAGCTTCCGACAAAGACGTTGGAACGTAGAGTTGTGCTCATTCATCACAGCGAAAAGCGGATTCTCAATGATGGCCACGTATCGCTTTTCAAGAGTGATCTCTTGCCTTCGTCCCTTTGCCTCGTTCCAAACATCTACACGAATATGTTTGGCTGACCAAGTACTGACTGTGCCAACACGAAGTGTGATGACATCGAAAATCTCTTGCGTCTGTGGGTCAACCGTAGTGTCGACAGGAACAAGAGCACAAACTCCTCGATCGAGAATGGTCTGTGCAATGTCCTGACGAAATGCTCGTGGTGATTGGTCGAGATTGGCTTCCCAAGTCAAGCAGGCGTTGAGTTTGCTATCCACGTCTTCCAAATATCGATCTTGTTCGTCGAGTTTGACGTGACGAATAAGAACGTCAGCGACGTCGATACCGATTCGAGTCGTGATCGACGTAAGAATGGAACGATCGTTGTAACTCCTCATCCTACTGGTCCGAGACGGAGAACTCGAAGAATATGAGCTGCTAGTGCCATACTCGACAGTAGATTGCTGTCCAACATTAAGAAACGCGTTCCATGCTTTCTTCATTCTATCGCGGATGGCCAAATATCATCACCTCCTTTGACTTGTCGGTCTCGTTGGTTCTAGGAATGACTGAAATCGAGATCTTTCATGTTGATTCCTTCAAGCTTCATCAACATGTTGGAAACTTTGTTCTTTCCAACTGCCATCTTCGCTTGAGAGTTAGCCAACGAGTCCAAACGCTTTTTGGCGGCGTTTTCAATGCCACCTTTGCTCTTTTTACGATCCCTAAAGTTCGTTTGGGCCTTAACTGCACGACGATCTCTTCCAGTGCCTTTTCCCTCAGCAACACGTTTGAACTGATCTACTCTGCCTTGGGCTTTGCGAGTTTGACGAACGCCCCACTTCATACCCTTCTTACCAAAATGCTCAAGGTATGTGCTCTCATCGATGATCACTTGTTACCTCCTTTCGAAGCCCGAAATACGGACTACTCGTTGTCTTCGGGATCGGCCGACGGCTCGGTCGGCTGAACTGGATCTGAGGTAGGCGTGGCAACATCATCGAGAGGCTCAGAAGGCTCTTCAACCGGCTCCGGAGCAGGATCACCGCCAGCATCCACAGTGACAACAGGCTCAACCAGTCCCTCTTCGTTGACAGGACGATCATCCTCAACCGGAAGATCCACATCCTGCACAGCTTCGTCTTCAGGATTCATTCGAAGTTCTCCTTGTGTAGTTTGTACGCCACGAAGGCGTCCAACATGGCGGATACGTTGTCGATCTTCTCTTCCGCTCGCTTCTTGAGAAGCTTACGGTTTCCGTTTGTGTCTTCAAGTGTGATCGCGTTGCCCATAGCAAACGACATGAGCGACTGATCGAAAATAAGAGCTTGCTGTTCTGCCAGGTTCTTCAACTCACCAAGAGGGACCGACTCCGTCTTAGCTCCCTGAATAACCTTCTCGATCCCGAACGGACCGTTCTCGAGTTCCCATCTAGTAATGAACTCTTTTGCGTTGTACGGGTCGAACCCAAGCGAGTTGACTTCGTAATCGTTGGCAATCATGAAAGCCTCAAGGTCGTCATAGACTTCCATGGTGTCAATGATGTTGCCCTCCATGATCTGAAGGCTGTCCTCATTCATGAACTCGTCGTACTTGTGGCGCATGGCTCCCGGTAGCTTCATCAGAGTCAATGTCGTGATGTAGCTTCGTGTTTTGATACCAAAGTCTCCATTCCCAAGAGGGAACAAGAAAGTAAATGCGCAGAAGTCATCGCCTTGTGAAAGATCCACGCCAAGAGACGCCGCCATTCCCGCAAAGCTGCGAGGAGAATGCGGGATGGTCTCTTCGTATGTGAAGTAGTAGGTGTAACCCTCCATCGGAATGCCGAAGCGCTTCGCCAGAATATCGTTGCGAGATGCAGGAGCTTTCTCGGCTCGTTCCACATCCAAATGATAGGCGTCATACGTAACGGTCTTTCCAAGGTTCGGGTTAGCCTTCAACCACATCTCAGGTTGATTGACTTCTTCGATGTCGTCCAAACGATAGTAGAAGATGGAAATATGAGGAGCTTCATACTCACCCTTGAGGATGTTCTCGAGCTCCATCTTAATCGTATCGCCGGAACCATTACGGACAGTACCTTCCGAACTGATCGCGACGATCAAATAGTCATCCATCTTCGAAGCGCCCTGTTCGATAGCACCCACAACATCTTCCCGAATGTCACCGGACAACCATTCGTCCACAGATGAGATCTTGGGTCGAAGACCCTGTAGTTTGTTGATCGTCATCGGACGAATCTCTAGCAGCGATCCGGTAAGGAAGTTCTCGATACCCTTCTTGGTCGAAACCAACTTCTGTCTTTGAGCCGCAGGGCCTGTAGTGTTGCGAATTGACCCCTCAGTGAGGAATCTAAACAATGGGCCGCGTGCTCGAGTGATTGAAGTACGGAAGGGAGAGAGAACCTCTTCTGCCTGCTTCATGGTAGGAGCAGTATTGATCTGGTGAGTCGTCGACGTGTCGATGTTCAAGAAATAAGCATGAATGCAATAGGCATACATCGACTTTGCCGCGCCTCGAGCCACGATCAAGTACTGTTTGGTGGTGAGACGCTTCTTGATTGTCTTCGTTACATAGGTTTGAGTCTCTGGATCGTACACACTTCGATCTACGAAGTAGTACCAACAGAAAATCTGCTCAGCCCACAACTTGAACGAGTCAAGAAGGTGAAGATCACTACCATCGGTGAGTGTGAGTTCTTTCTCGCAGTACTTGACGAACCCTTCGACTGCGTTTTCGTCGTAATAGATGTTTGAGTTGGCGATTAGATCGTCAATCCTGTTCATCTCCGACGAAATGTGTCTGTTTACGGGAATTTCACCCGCCAGGACACGCTCACGAAACTCACCGTAGTATCGAGGGGTTGCCCTGTTGGCCAAAGCTAGTACCATTTTGACAACCTCCTCTCAACTATCTTGGCCTCTTCTTACAGAACCACCTTCAAAGCGTCAACCACTTTCCTGTCGTATCTAGCGGCAAGGGCTTCGCTGAAGTTCTTGAACTGAGCTGCATCCATCTTCCCTTCAGCATGCATCCTAGTCAAAGAACTAAGCTTTACAGCATGTGCTTGCCTAATAGTCGCCTCTACACCAGAAACAGGCTTCTTTGGAATCCGGTTAACCGGTGTCTTACCATGACTAGACATTATTGACGCAACAACAAGCGCACCAGCACTAACGTAAACAGCTCCATGTACTGCTCGAATAGCTTTATCGGCGCCAGTTTCTTTCCCTTGGGCACGCCGCTTGAACCTATCAGCTTTAACCTGAGATCTTTTAGCAGCTTGGTCGTTTATGGCGTTTGGGTTCACCTTGGCCATTCTTTTGTTGAAGTTGGCCGCTTTTTGAGCCCTTTTAGCCCTATTGACTAGGTGTTTCTGCTTACGAACACCCCACTTCATGCCTTTCTGGCCATAGTGCTCAAGGTAGGTGCTCTCGTCGATGATCATCCAGACCACTTTTTTGTATAATCGATGGTAAGAGCCTTCCTGCCCAACTCACGTGTCTTTTCATGAGTAGCCAGTTTAACCAAACCACCAACACCGACCGCACCAGTACCAAGTTGAAGCATTTTATTCACAGCTTCTTTACCTTTTGCCGCTCTGCTTGGATTCATGTCGGAAAACTTCTTCTCTAGATTCATTCTCTCAGTAACCTTCTTGAGCTGCATGTTACTGAGCGTGTGAGGCGGTCGTTTACGAAGAGGCGCCGTTGTTTTGAAATCAACACTTGGTTGTTTCTTAGAGGAGACCCGTCCATTTGAGCCAACCTTTCGGCGGACACCCCACTTCATTCCTTTGACTCCGTGATGTTCCAGATTGTCCTGCTTTAGGCCATCCTTGATCAGTTTGGTCGACGTGATCATACCGCGCCGGTCGTGATCCACCTCGAAAATGAAGTCTTCATTGGCCAGTACCGCATGCGCGGCCTCAGTCTTTACAACCTTGACGCTCCACTGATTAGGATTCGAGGTGTCCATAGTCGCCTTGAAGCCGCCCGACGGACTAGTACCGTGCACTTCGGCAACGGCTTCGTGAGAGAACCGCTCAGCCATCTTGTTGTAGTCGCGCATGTACTGCTTACCGAGTGCGCCAACAGGCTGACCAGTATCGAGGTCGATTAGCTTCGTCGCATTCTTGTACTTCGGCTGGTTGTTCAGTTTGTCAAGACCACCGTTGTTCATTCTCTCAGCCACGGCGTTATGAACAGCAACAGCGCCACGAACGCTGTAAATGTTCGCTTGCCACTTCTTGTCTTTACGTTGACCCCACTTCATTCCTTTGATTCCATGGTGTTCTAGATGCTCAAGAACTGGATCGCTCATGGCGTTATCACCTCCTCGATCGGCCAAGTATCCGTGCACTCTGCGAACGTCTGAAGTCGATACTCTTGCTCCCTGATCATCTCTTTGATCACGTCGATGAGATAGGAGGTGCCAGGAGGATCAAACCCAAGCTTCACTTTCATCTGCATGAGAGTCTTGACGAGGTTCAATTGTTCATCCGGAAGAGCAAGATCTGACCACGTCAGCTCATCACTAGTGATGGGTGTCGCGTTACCGACGCCAATCTGGCTCAACGTTGAAAATGTCGCGTTGATGTGTGGAATGATCTCACCATCAAAAGTCGCATCGTCAGCGCCGATGTTAAGCATTGCTCGAATGCTCTTTAGAATGCTTTCTTCCACTAATACACCTCCTTACCAAAGTTTGGTGTCTCCTGGGGACCTCTCTGTGACTACCTTTGGACCGTTGTTCTCTACACCAAAATGAATCGCGTTGTGGGTGTGATGAGTGGTTGTGATCAGGAATTCCGGATCCAAGATGGACTCGTCTCCATGCAGAATATCGTCAATTCCCATAGGATTCATGTGATGAATCAAAGGGTTGACATGAATTTCATGGCCCAGAACGCCTAGATCACAACCATCATCTCTGTACAACACGAAGTTGCGTACATCACGCCACTGACGAGATCGATAGAACGCTTGGTTGATGTGTCGATCGAATCCAAACGTGGAACGACCGACACCACCTTCGAGCTTCAAGTACTCGTATCGTTCATCGAACGAATCAAGCCTTTTCAACTCTGAATAACACCTAGCGATCGTCATAGTACCCATCCTTGTAATCGTCCTCGACAATCTCTCCTTTGTACTCTCGGAAAGCTGCCATGGCCTCTGTGTAGAGTTCCTCAACTCGTTGAGCTGAAGTAAGTTGATCCACCTTTGCACTCAAGAGAAGGTTTTGGTTCTCGATTTGCGCTCGTTCAAGCCTTTCCCGCTGGCTTCCGTACTTCAGAAGCTGCGTTGTGACTTGAGAGGAAGCTGTTCCATCTCTGAGTTGTTTTTCCGCTAGATCATAAGCAAGGGAAATCAACTGGTTCTCTCTACCTTCTGGCGTCATTGCAGGACGAGTTTTGCGGCCAGATCGTGGAGCCAATTTCCCTCCTTTCTAACGGTTAGAGAATAAGGCTACTTCTTGGCCAGGTAATCGATGATGCCCCAGGTCTTCGGACCAACAACACCATCAGCAGCTAGCTTGAAGAAGCGCTGAACATCCTTGACTCGCTCTTCAGTCTTCGGACCAAAGTCATTGTCAACAATTATGTCCCCACCAGCCTTACGATTGATCACACTCTGAAGATAACCAACAACAGGGCCACGAGCACCTTGCTTGATGGTCTGCTTCGTTGTGTTTGGCCAGTTGCCGAACTGGTTTGTGGGCGGTGGCTTCGGTTGAGCAACTGCTGTCCGGAACGGAAGCCGAATAAAACCACGAAGATGCGACCGACTACGAACTGCGCGTTGGCATCGATTACTTTCGTTGCCACCAAGAGTGACAAACATGCCGTCGGGTCGAACTGTCTCGATGGCGGAAATGTGGTTGGCTGTTCCATCGCCAGCGTAGTCCCAAATAGGAAGATCGCCGGGTCGCGGCTTCTCTGTCCTGGAAATCCACTTGGACCCCTTGTAACCAGCGCGAGCACGTGCTTCCCACTGATCAGTTGAAGCGGACCAGAACTCACGACCCCAGCCAGCCTTCTGAAGGGATACACTGACGGTCATTGCACACCAAGCCACACCATTCCAACCAAACTCAACACCAACTCGAGTCCGATTACTTCCTGACGGAAACTCAGCAACACCCAGATATGACCGGAATGCAGTCAGAAACTGTTGCGCGGTGGGTGTCATGCTTCCTCCTCTGCAGCCTCGTCAGGATTGATTGGCTCCTCCGTTTGAGTGATCTCCTCCTCGGAATCAGGAATCTGGTCACCATCAGCAATGGAACCAAGCTCTTCCTTCGGCTGCTCGTCGTCTCCACCTTTGAGATGGTCGATGCCTTCAACACCCATCGCTTTCTCCTTCTAACTAGTCCTGATTGAGAACCGGCTCGGATACAGCTTGCTGTCCAAGCTTCTCCCGGCGTGCGACTCGCTCTTCTGCTTCCTGGCGCTTCCTTGCGACAATCTTGCCCTCTTGCTCTTCTGCAGTGGGAATGTCTCCCATTGGTTTCTCCTTTACTCGATTGGAACTTCCGGACATGGACCACTACATAGATACCCTTCAATTCGTGCAATTGCTTGAAGTGAATCAATGATGGCTTGATTGTTCAAATCTGGTTGACTTGTTTCACTAGCAGTTTCCAGCTCATCCAGAATATCGTGAAGTGTGGCTTGAACATCAATGGATGCATCTCGGCCTTCCACAGCCACATTACTCACCGATTCAGCAGAAGATGTTGCTTTGTCGGCTGCGTCTTCGACATAGAAAGAGCGAATGAAATTTCCAGCCATGAGGACCGCAAGAAGGACACACATCCACCCAATGAAGTTCTTTTGTTTCTCATCTGTTTGGGTGTCATCACCCATCATTCATTCTCCTTGTTTTTGTTGCTTCCGGGAAGGGCTCCTCGAAAACCATAGCCGGCCGCCAATAGCATCAACGCGTGAACACTTGGATTTGCCTCGTAGGACTTGACCACAATATCAACGAAGAAACTGATGGCCCAAAGTGCTGTAATGATAATGGCTAACCAGAAACCAAGGTTATCATTGTCCACATGAAGAGACATGTCGATTATTGCCTCGCTTTCGTAGAACAAGTTTAACGTGATCAACTACGTCTCTAATCCCAAACCCCGCAAAGAAGCTAAGTGTTGCGATTGCTAGATGTGCTTTCATTATCCGTACCTCCCGCAAGTTGGCCAATGGCTCAAACTCATACCAGACGCAATCGCGATCTGATTCTCAGGGCTTGTCAAATGCGCGTTGTCTGCGTACTGTCCACCACCATAGGCAATCCAAGTCGAATGACTGAACTGCAATCCACCGTAGTAACCATTCCCTGTGTTGATATGCCACTGCGGAGCGCCAGTGCCTAAGCTCGACTCGCACATCGCAATTGCATACCAATCAACTCCGTCCCTCGGTGGTTGCGCGGCTGCTGACACCGGTGTGGGAGGAGCTGTCGTCGTGGTTGGTGGTTGGGGAGGAGTAGTAGTTGTAGTAGTTGTAGTCGTAGGTGGAATCGTTGTAGTTGATGTTAACATCAAAAATTTCTTGTCCACCGATTGCTGTGATAGTTGATCAGTGTTGACTCTACTAGTTTCATCGCTATCTTTGTTCTCCCTTATTCCTCCAATAAGAAGGACAAGTAGAAACAAGAACAAAATAATAATCACGACGGTTCTAGTTTTGGGTCTCATGTTTTCCTATCTGCCCGCGATAATCTAACTCTTAGATTATCTCTTACTGCTATGCTGTCTCAATCTCCAGCATTCTTTCTTCTGTTAGAACGGTTATGTTGCCGTGTCACCTCTTTCTACGTTTCAAAATTAGATACGCGACACAATTTCATCGGCAAACAACGCCGCAAGAACCCCCGTTGGATGCAATCCGTCAGCAAAGTAATCCGTGTCATCAGGATCTTCTGATTCAGGAAGACTCGCCAAATCTGCAACAGCATCCCAAACATCTGAAGCAAGAATAAGATCATTCAACACCAAACGTTGCGTCTCCATTAGGGTTGTATAATCCCACGCTTCTGTCATTGGTGGAATAGTAGAAACAATTGTTCTAACTGCGCCAGACGTTTTAGCTGCATTGTGATATGATTCCATTGCTGTAAGAATTTGTTCAGCAGTAAGACCATCAAGGAGATCCGATTGCCCTCCGATGTCTATTAGAATTGGTTCACGACAACCAGAAAATCTACTAAACGATCTGGTTTGCTGATCAGTGGTTCGTGTGGTGTAGGAAGTGCTCGAGATCCCGACAACATGCATTCCCACTGAATAAGGCAGACGATCGGCGACAAGAAGAGGAATCGTTTTCTCCAATGGTGGAGAATGGACAAACGATTGCCCGTCGAAGATTAATTCAACGACAGGCCTCAGCGGAAAGGGCCTCTGCCCTCCACCCAGAACGGAATGAGAGAAACCGCATTGACGTCTCGAGTAGCCGTTGCTTGAATGTATTTGAGACGAAGACGAAGACTTCCATCCTCGAGGTCACCTTCCAACACAGTTAGACGAGGTGTACGAACATTAATGTCTTTAGAAGCTTCACCTCCTACCGCCCAAGGAAACAACCCATACGTCTCGTCAAAACACAAACGTTCTACGTCACCATCTTTGATCACTGCTAGATTGCAAAGCAACCCGCCAGCTGATGCTCCTACGGAGAAGAATGGTCTAAAGTCAAAACCGTCGCCAACTTCCATCTCTGGAAGCACAATGTCAAGCGGACGAGCAGCAGCTGTTCCACCAGGATCAACATCCGCCCAAATCGCCGAAACGGCGAGCACAATATTTCCAGAAACACGAGAAGCTTGGACAGGATTTGTAGATGGTTGCATTTCTGTCGGATCGAAAGTAAGAACACTTTGATCGTATCGTTTAAAGCTAAGAACTCCACCAACTACTCTAGCGTTTGTGATGTAGTTTTCTTTTATGTTTTTCCATCGATCTACAGTCGCCACGATTTCTCCTTAGTGTTTATAGAGTATTCTGAATAACTCGTGCTGTACGAGCTTCAACTTCGATTCGCTGCTGTGAACCGACCACAAGCCTTTCCGCGGTCGACTGAACTTGTCCGATCTCCAAAATGTTTCCACCATCACCGTGCATGGCTCCTCCTTTCTTAGGTTTACGGTGTACCGCTCTTGATGCCATAAAGACTTAGCGAACTGCCAACAACAAAACTGCTACCACCATTAAATGTTGAAATCGTAATACGATTGATTGCTGCAAGACCATTCCACATACCAAAAACGGGACGAACAATCGCATCGGCAAGATTCCCACTTGGAAGGGGATACTCGAACCGACCATTCTGTGCATGCCAGGACTTTGCGTGCGCTTTCCTATAGAACGGAATGTCGATAATTGGATTAGCGAATATATCAGCCCCTGCTGCTAGTCCAGCAACTAGAATTCCATTCCGACTTCCACCACTACCAACCGCGGCATCTGTGGCCGCGTAATTCTCAAGTGCTCTATAGGCATAATGTGTACTGTCTGTGTCGTTGTTGAACGACAGATATGTTTTTTCATAAGTGACTCCAGGATTGAAATTTGTTCTCAAATGAGCGACAAGCCGAAGAGATTCGTACGTCTGCGGAATGTTCTGGATATCTATCGTGGCCGCTGGCGAGGCAAGATCCACAGCAGCAATCTTGAACAATCCACCGCCAGGAAGAGCACTAAGATCCTGAACAGCAACCCCCGCGTCGATCTCCGAACCATCGAATCGAACAAGGATGAGATGACCGGCGCCATCGATCTCACCGTTGACAATGCTGGCATCCTCGATTGCCTTCATTCGCTCGGCATCGTAAACAGTTACTTCAGCCATCGTGTCTCCTTAGACTATGGGCCCATGTTGAAGGTCAGCTCTTGGTCGCGACCCCAGAACACACCGATACGACGGAAGGTGATGTATCTGGGTGGTTCGGGGACGGATGATCCAACAGGACCGATCGTCACGTGTGGGTTGAACGGGAACTCACTAGCGTCCCACTTCTCGACAATGTTGCGCATGGCCTGAAGCTCAGGGGTGTTGCGCAGTCTGAAGACATCGACCTCTCCATCACCCCAGTTGCCAAACTTCTCACGGGTCGTGACCTGGAGAGTTGGCGGACGACCGAGCATCGCGATGGTGCATGCATCCTTGCACATCTCATTGAAGGCCAGCGGGTTGTCATCGTGGTCTGTCACCTTGCCACAGAACACGAGTGTCATGTGAGGAAGCTCGATGTGACACCACTCCGAACTGGTCGGCAGAAGCGCGATCATCACGGACTTGTCGTGCTCTTGTTCATTGTCATCCATCGGTGATCTCCTTGATTGCCCAGTCGGGAAGATCCGGCATAGGCACATTGGTTTGTCCAGCTAGTGAGTGGTCGCAGTCATCCAAGAATCTGAAGACACCGTTCTCAAGATACGAATGGCACCTACCGTAACCACCTTGTGTGAGGATGGACGGTGAGAGAGTTGGACAATCCGTGTTTCCGTCAAAGGTCCAGGACGGCTTGTCGATCTTAACAGTTACGTTGACCGGTAGCGTGTGCAGACCTTGGTACTCAGTTGCGCCCTTAGCCTTGCCGGCTTCAATACAACCAGGGCAGCAGAACATGAGACACTGATAGGTAACCCCAAACGCAGTCACATCTCTGATCATTGACTTCAACTTTCTCACCTCCTTGTCGAGAGTTGTAGTGATGTGGCGGTGCCCTCTCTTCTGCAGAAAGGATCTTACCGATTGTCGCATTACCAATCAGACCGCCAACAGCACCTAGGTCAAACGCTCAATGGTCTTACCGTCTGGGCCGAGAAGCCAAGCGTTGGAAACGAGGTACCAAGTGTCTTTGTTGTCCTTGATCACCTGGACCAGACGAGTTCCCTTCATGAGTTTCTGAACTGGATCATCGCTCATGAACGGCATGCTGTAGTTTAGATACGAACCTGACTCCCATGCCTTCATCTCATCCACAGACTTGATCTCGCTGCCGACAACTACTTGATCTGCAGCAATGAACAACGTGGACTCGTCGACAAGTTTGAACTGAGGCGATGCTTCGGGGATGTAATCCGGATCCCTTGAGTCAACCTGCTCGTAACGCATCCATTTGATCTTCAACGTGTACATACCATCTCTCTTTCTATCTGTCGGTGCCACTCGGTTGAGTGACAGCTCATCCACTATCGCTAGTGGAGAACTAAGTAACGCTGATCACGCGTCGGGAATGATGTTCGACTTACGAAGCGCTGCGAGAATTGCATTGACCTTATTAACAACAGCGTTGTGATCTTGCGCAATAGGGGCATCTTGAACAATAGCAAGATTGGGGAGGCCAACGTTCGTACCGCCTTCGCCACCATCGAGCTCGTCACGAATGACGCCCTCAACCTTGTCCTCATGCGGAATGGTTACATCACCCATTTGGTTTACCTCTTTCAAAGTTGGTTGTTGGATGGACTCTCCCAGGGCAATCAAAAGGCAAATTGTTTGCCCCAAAATTCCCCCGGAGCTATATTTGGG